CGACGAAGGCGACGAAGATTAATGGGGTATGGTGTACTATTTGAGTAGTACACCAACCTTTTTTTTCGCTCAGTTAAACCACTGAGCTTACATAGCATTCTTAATATATAGCCAATTACATCAATACAAAGAAATAGATACAACAAGATATTAAGCTACACCATATTAGCTTTATGAGGAGATATAGACGAGAGTCCTCCATTATGGTACACGGAATAGCTGTACATTATTGAGTATATACACCTATTTACAACAGGTCTTGCCTGATTGGAACGTGTCTAAAGAACCACTATGCTCTAAAGGAAAGAAAATCTTGAATTTAGGACTAGTGTTGTGTAACGAGGAAAAACAAATTGAAAGGAAGTAATTACCCTGAGTAGATTTGGTTTGAACTCTAGTAACAAAAAGGAGGTTGCGGTTAAAGCCCGTCACGCCCACCAAAATCTGGCGTGTAGTGTCAATTCTGCGTGAAATTCGTATGAGAACACCTTTCTGTTACAGCACATTAATACCCTTGAGGTATAATCCTGTTGCACTTCGCAGGTATATGTATACAATGTAATTTACATATTAAGAGGGCTATTCTAACCAAATAGTCAAGAATAGAGCCAGTGGTGCTGGTTGCTTTCTGTGTGCAATTACACATAAGTAGATAACAGAGTTAAAAATACAGAGTTAGTGTGGTCTCTGCTCAAAACCACACACTTTTAAGCTAAGTAGTAATAGCGTTGTGTTTACTACAAGTGTTAATATTATCAAAATAATAAAAAGATGGAAAATAAGTATGAGATGATGTTGGGAGAAATCAGAAAGCAATTCGTCCCAACAGACTTCAGTCTCGAGCAAGTAGGCGTTGTTATGAAAGCGTGTAATTATATCTTTAATAACATCCATCTTCTAATAGATTTATTAGAATGGAAGGTCGAAGGTGAAAAACTTGTCTGTGAAGCTCCATTTATAGGAAGTTTAGTAATCTGTTATTCTTATGAAGAAAACAGATTCGAAGTATTCTATGAAGGAGAATTCATAGGGTACAAGAATACAATGTCTGCCGCTAAATTAGTGGCTAATGACTTTTATAAGTCAAAGACATGCGGCATACTTGGATTATTCCCTAAAAGGAAATAGTTCAAGTATGAACTGAATATGTTATAAGCATAAACTACAGAGGATACAGAGCTAAGGTGGTCGTACCCTAACAACCTTCGAGAGTTGGCGTGAAAGTATGTAGTTTATAGTTTGATGGTTTTCTTAAGCTTAGTAACGAAATAAAAAACCAAAGTAGCTCTTGTAAAAGGTTATCCTGTGAGAGAGAACAAAACGTCCAGTGATGCATTTGCATGTTTACGGATTTATATTATATATAAACAGCGGGTTCGGACTACCGCCTGGACTATTTTTATAAAAACATTTCAAACAACGACAAATTACAAATAATGTATGAAATACGATAAAAAAGAAGACAACATAATAATGAATTTATTATGCTTTGGATTAGGTTTATTAACAACATATTTTATCATTAATTTATTTGGAGGGCGAATCTTAGGCTCTCTGGAGTATGCTAATTACAAAACTTTAGACTATAAAATAGAGTTAATTAAGGCGTACCAGGAATATCATACTGTAACAAAGCAGTTGATACTGAATAATTCTTCGGCAATGAAAGTTGAACAGAAAGTTGACAGTCTTGAGAATCTTGAAGACTGTTGCGATTGAAAACTACATGGGTAAAATAATACTAACTGGAGATAGGCCTACAGGGAGACTGCATTTAGGTCACTTTGTAGGCTCATTATTACAAAGAATCCATCTGCTATTTGAAGAAGATACAGAACACATGTATGTTCTTATAGCAGATATGCAGGCGCTGACTGATAACATAGACAATCCACAAAAGGTAAAAGATAATGTAATAGAAGTTGCATTAGATTATATATCTGTCGGATTAGATGTGTTGAGTAATAACAAACTAAGCTTTGTGTTACAAAGTCAAGTGCCAGCTCTTTGTGAACTAACACAATTACTTACAAATTACGTTAGTATAAATGATTTGTCAAGAAACCCAACTATAAAGAGTGAGATTCAACAAAGAAAATTTGAAGAAAGTACACCTTTGGGTTTCTTTATGTATCCTGTATCTCAAGCAGCAGATATATTAGGTTTTAATACTGATATAGTTCCTGCTGGAGAAGACCAAAGACCAATGATTGAACTGACAAGGAGAATTGTTAGAAAAATCAATAAAGATGAAATTATCTTTAAAGAGCCTGAAATACTACTACCACAAAATAAAATTGCTGGTAGATTACCAGGTATAGATGGTCATGAGAAGATGAGTAAAAGTTTTGGAAATTGTATATATTTATCTGATAACCAAAAAGAACTTTGGGAAAAAATTAAGAAAATGTACACAGACCCAAATCATTTGAAAATTTCAGACCCTGGAAATGTTGAAGGAAATGTAGTGTTTACGTATCTAAATACAATTCAAGACTTTATAGAATTTGACTTTACAAAGATTTTTCCAGCTTTAAAAGATGTTGATTCTTTATATAAGCTTGAAGAAGCTTATAAAAAAGGCGGTATTGGTGATATGTTATGTAAATCTCTATTGTTTAACGAGTTAAACAACTTCTTGTTAGATATTAGAGAAAAGCGAGAAAAGGCTGTTAAGGATAAACAGAAAATAATTGATAAAATTATTAGCGATTCTCAAATAGCAAACAAAATTGTTAGTAAAAATGTAAATTTACTAAAAGATAAACTAAAGCTCACTTATGTTTAACCCGTATTAACATAAATGGGTAAAAAGATTGGTACACAAGTCTTTCCTAGATTAGGTTTTATTGTGTACATTTAAGTTGTAAGCCCCAGAGTGAATAATAGTAGCTCATATTGGAACTTTCTGGAGTGACCACGAAAGTGGTAATTTTGCCATTATTTAAAAGACTACAAGGGCATGTAGAAAAACATGGATAGAAGATTTGCAAAGTTTACAGAAACAAGTGGAAAAGAATTAATGTTAGATATCTCTATTGTTGTAGCAATAGAAGAGGCGGACTATGGAGCTGAAATAATAACAGAATATGAAGACTATTCAGTTATGAACTCTTTTGAAGAAGTTAGAAAAATATTAGCCATTTAATCGAGTATATTTATATGGGAAAAGATAAAGTTCTAACGGAAAAAGACCTACCATATCTAAGAAGAACTGTAAAGTTAGATGATGGAAAGTCTTATAAATCTCTCAAAAAGAGAAGAATCAAGGCTAATTGTATGACAAAAGAAGAAGAGCGAAAGTTCTTTGGTCATGGATTTGGTCATACTAAAAAGTCTAATCTTTATATAGATAAAGAAGGTATAACGTTGTTGTTCGATAAACTTAAGAGGTTTTGTGATATTCTGCCTAAAACAGAAGAAAACATAAAGTTCTTAAGTGAAAATCGAGGGGTTCAATACGAAATGTTTATATGATATGGAAATTGGAGATATAAAAATCAGTAAGATTAATCCATATGATGAAAACTATTCTATGATATGTTGTTTAACATTTACCGAATGTGAAAAAAGGCTTATAAATAATAATAAGAGTCTATTACAGGAGGTAAAGAACATCATAAAGATGTATAAGGAAGATGTACAACCATATACTGATTATTCAGGAACGTTTTACGTTATAGATACACGTAATTTGAAAACGAATTTCAACCGAGTATATTTTCATACATTCTTTAGAAAAGATAAATATAATTATAGATTAGTGTACGCTAAGAGGCTTAAAAAAGCAGCAAGAGAGATAGAAAACACAGTAAACAACTATAAAGAATAATTATCAAAATTATGAATGTTATCAAAATAAGTGACAGTATGTTAAAAATCTCTACAATAGCAGAGGTTAAAGAAGAGTTCATTAAAACATCAGATTTACTTAATTCTTATAAGAAAAAAGAGCATAAAATAGTAAGTCCTCTTGTAGAAAAAATAAATGAAGTGGACCCAAATTTAGGACTTTGCGAAAGTGAAGCGGGTATTGTTTGCATTGAGTTCATGTCAAAAGAAATTCCATTAGATACAGTTGAAATTGCACTTGGTGGAAATGATTTTGATAAAATCAACAACCTTATAACAATGCAAAAAGAAATCGTAGAAGCATTGTTACTTAAAGAGGCGACAAGTTCTATTATAGATAGAATTAACAAAAACGCACACGACGTATTCGATGGAGAATAAGGAAGTTCATATAAAAAACCAACTTGTCAGACAGAGGAAAGATAAATCCTCTGTTGATAAGATTGGTAATCCCAGATTTAGACTGTTCTTTAAGTCTGGGAATGCCACTATATTAGTAGCAAAGGGTCTAACAAAAAATCAAATCAAAATCCTAACAAAGGAGTTTAAGACAAACCTTGACAATTATAATTCAAAGATTGAAGGATTTTGGTTAGTAGTAAAATAAAAAACATTATCAAAATGGAACAAACATCTGAAAACAAAAGAAGAGTAAGATTATTGGGACTTAAAAAATTCCAAGAAATTGACAAAGCTAGAAAAGCTCGTCAAGCTGCAAAGCAAAAAAGAGGTGGTAAACTTAAGAAGAGTTTATTGGATGTAGAAAATAAGAAAAAACTACGTAGCAATGCTCCTATAAATATAAAACCTTTCCATCATACAGACGACAAGAGTAAATTTACTAAACAAGTCGTTAATAAGGAAAGAGTTGAAAAGACGCCACCAAGAAGAATCTTGTGTATCATCGTTCCAAATGGATTTTCTGTTATTACAGACAAAACAAGAAAAAAGAAGATATACAAACGTGGCGTAAAACACGAAGTATTAAGTGTTGAAGAAAGAAATGTGAGTATAATGGCACATAATGAAAACGCATGCAAATATATTCTAATGAAAGCATCGGTGCCAGAATCAATTATATCTGTTGGCAAGAACTACTGTTCAGTAGCTCTTAGAAGTCAAAAAGACGAACTTGATATAATGAAAGCGATAGAAGGCTATAATCTTCAAACACAAGTATACAGAAAAGTAAAATAGCAAATGTAGGTGCTTAAGTCCTGCATAAGAAAATAATTATCAAAATTAATTAAAATGGAAAATAATTGCTTTTGGGCTAAAATAACCCTAGTTGTAGCATTGGTTGTAATGTTTATCGGCTTATGTGTTGCAAAATGTAATGCACAAAGTTATACACAAAAACCTAAAGCTCAATACGACACTGTGTACTGTAATGCGAAGTATATTGTAAAATATACTAGTACTACAACATCAACAGGCAAACCAAGGTATTTTGCTGTATATAAAGATGCAGCGAATAAAATTAACGAACTGATTCCAGTTAGCCAAACTGTATATGATTATATAGAGACCTGTAAAGCTAATGGGATTGAACCATCTCTTGGTATAAAACTAAGGAATGGTCAAATAAGTTCATTAATTAGGTTCAAACCAGTATTGAGGGTTACAAGGAAATGAAAATTGGAGATTTAGTACAATACACCTTAAGAAAAAACAATCTTAAGGTGTATGGAATAATAACAGCAGAGAATTACAAAGGTGATGCTTTCTTCATTAGAAAGAGTAACGGTAATGTAATTAAAAAAGATAAATCATGTCTTAAAGCTGTAAATTTTCCTTCTTTAGTTATAACACAGAAAGAATGTGATGATATATTAAAAGGAGTTATTGTTTTAAAACACAAACTATCTAAATCGTGGGAAAGGGTATTCGACGAAGAACCAGAAATTGTTAAATTATTAACAAAAACTGGACAAAAGATGATTGTGGAAATAAGACAGTTTGAAAAAATTATTCATTACGAGAAAAGTGAAAAGACTTGGAATGGATATTTTCATAAAGCTTGCAAGTTACAAGCTCCTTTTAAAGAAGTACTATATATAAGATATCATATAAAAAATATAATATTTTATGAAAACTCCAAAACCAGGTCAACTTTGCACAATAAATAATGTTGTATACAGAGCTTACAAAGCGGAAAACGGTTGTGAGGGTTGTGCATTTAATAATCTCTACACCTGTATGGGGATTGTTGATGGTAAAACCGGACAATCAAAATTAGATTGTAGATATAAATCAATTATATTTAAACGAGTTACAAAATGGAAGAAGAAATAAAGAAGAGAAATCGTCTTCTACAACTAAGATTAAGAAGAATAGAACTAATTCTATTTTTCATAGCCGTATTTGTATATTATTACATCGGCACGCTTATTGATGCTACATTTTTCAATGTTGCGTTAATAGCAATTTGTGTAATATGGTATGGAATTACCGTATTACAATATCACAGTGATTAACTGAAAAAGGGGGATGGTATCAAACCATCTCCCAAAGACAAAATGATATACTTCTAACGCTACCTACGCTCTCGAAGGCCAAGAGGGGTACGGCTGGTCCCAAGTCCAGAATGAAAGAATGTGGAGGGGAAGTATACTATCAAAGTGTATGATAATAATTGCAATTATTTATAGCGCGCAGCTGAGAATGGAATTCTCCATACACTACTATATACACCATCTTTTTAGGTTTTGAATTTTATTTAGCTAAGAGCAGCGGCTCTAACAAACAACGGTTCGTGAGAATAGTTGTTTTATCATATATGAAATTTAGTAATTAGTTAAAGATTATTATATGATTGAAACAAAACAAAACAAAGGATAGTTGGATAAAATGTAATATAGTTTATATCTATGCATTTTATGTGGGAGATTAATTTCTCCCACTTTCCACATGATTCATTAGCTCAGCGAATAGAGCAACAGCCTTCTAAGCTGTGGGTCGCAGGTTTGAATCCTGCATGAATCACACGTAATAGGCGTAATTGAAATTATTATTATTACTTAATGTCATGTCTATGATGAGTAAATCTGTGAAGACAAGCTCATCTTATCTTAAACGTTTTAATTCGTATATTAAATTATACTTATATAATGTAATGGTTCGAGAGAATAGTTACATTAATTTACTGTAATTGTGTAATTAGTTATTAACTATACAGGTTCGATTCCTGTTTACAGTACATGGAATTGTTATATACTACTTTTTATTTTATATTAATACATTAATGGGCTAAATATTGTTTGTGAAAATGATTTTAGCAAATATTTGAATCGTTATGTATACTCTCAACTAACAGGTTCGTGAGAATATGTTAGTTTTATTTACGGCTAGTAGTTTAAAGGTGAGAACGAACGCGTTTCGCGTTAGATGTTGTATCGTAATCAACCTAGCCGACAGTTTTAATATAATAAATTATGAAAAAGAAGTATTTAAAACCAGAGACGTTTACACAGCGTCTCAAATTAGAGTCTTTTATGCTTACAGCAAGTCCTGGAGTTAGTGATGATGAATTTAACCCGAGCGAAGGAGTTGGAGCAAAAGAAGAAGACTTTGAAGAAGATTAAGAGTTTATTCTGGGTTCTCTAAAAACTAGATTGTAAAAATAAATTTTATCAAAAAATTATTAAAAAATGAAACATTTAATGTGGGGGATTATTGCAGCAACCTTAGTAATTGTTGTAGGTTTTGGCGTTATCCTGTTTAATGCTAAAACTAACCCAAAAAAGAGAGTTGCTCAAACCGTACTAGATAGTGCGGAAATTGTAAGGATTGTAGAAAATCACTATAATCCAGAAATTAATTCAGTTGGAGGAGCCGTATCTGTACAAAACGAGCTCATAGCTAGAAAAAACTATGAGAACGTATTTAAGGATATGCCTCAACAAGTGTTAATCGAAGTAGTTGGTGTTCTATTAAAAGAAAAACCACACGAAGTTATAACATTGAGAGATGTGGCTAAGGAGTATGAGTCCAATAAAAGGATTTATAATAACTTGCCTAGGAAACAACCGATGGAGGTGGACACATTGTACGATAACCAAAACATAAAATAGATATGGAAAAGAGAGCTATTGTTATTCTGTATGATGGAATAACACCGTCTAACACAGACCTCAATCTGATAGTGCGCCAGTTAAGTAGTAGTAATACTGTTCAAGCAAATAACGTAAAAGTTATTATAATGAGTGAACAGGATATTGCTAAAACAATCGTGTCGAAAGAATCTTTCCCAGAATATTCTGGAGAACACGAAAAGACAGACGTTGAATACGCTTTAATCTATTTGAAAGAATTTTTCAAACTAGAATGGAGTAAACCAGAGTTAATACTCCAAAAGGTAGCTGATATTGAAAATTTTCCAATAGAGCTTAAAAGTGCGTTGGAAATTATTTCCAATAAACCTGTTCCGATGAATATTCGTAGAAACTACGAATACAAAGCATCTGTCGAGAGAGTCCTAAAATTAGTAGCAAAATTAATAAATAAATAATAAAAGCTATGTTAAAAGAACGAATGAGCCAATTTGTTGAGAAAAATGGCAGAATTGAAAAGGCTAGACATATTAATGCTAAACCGTATAGTCGTTCAAAAAACAAAATTAATAAAAATGAAATTTATTATAGAGACTTGGACTCGTAATAGCAATGGAGCTAGAAAAAATCTACGCTCTAGAGCTACTTATGGCAATATGGAAGATGCTCTAGAAGCTAGAGCTGCTTTAATACGAATATCAAGGTGTAAAGAGTTTTTAGCACCAAGAGATGAAAATTGTATTAAAGGAAAAGAGAGTAACTTTAAAATAATTCATGATACAAATTATATTGTATCAGAAGTTATAAAAATTAACAATTAAAAATTTATCAAAAATGACAAAAGAAGTAAAAAATCAAGCAAAGAAAGTAGAGTTGCCAACTAACGACGAAAACGTAATGATAAATATACGTGAGAGAAATCTTCTAAAAGAAGATAATATCGCTAAGGCTCTTGAAGAGATTGAAAATGACAATGATGAGAAGCAACAAAGAGAAGCGAAAGCTGCAATTCTCTGTGCTACTTATCAGAACAACAAGAGTCTTATTAAACTACGTTCACGTCGTAGAGAGGAAAAAGCTACTAAGAATCTATTAGTAGAGTCAAAAGAGCTTCTCGATGGCTTAATTGCAAAGAAGTTTACTGTTAAGGAGTATAACGAAAAGCGAGCTGAGTTGAAGAGAAAGTTCCACGAAGAAAACGCTAAGAACGATAACATATACTCAAACGAGCTTGATGAGTTGCGTGCCAACTTTGGCAACAACTTCCGATGGGATTGGGATTATTAATACCCAGATTCTATACTAAAGTTCGCCACAAGAACCTTCGAGTCAACGTGGATGGGAGACAGATAGTTTAAATGTGCGTTGGGTGCCTTTTATTGGACCTTGGAGAAAACACCCTTTGTAATGAATAAACATTACCATTGAGAGCCTTTGAGCCATAATGGAACTAAAACTGTGAACGTACGCAGAATAAACTATACGTTATATTCAAAAAGTTGTTATGTGCGAACCATCGAGTCGGTGCTCTCATTTATGAACACTGCATAACATATCAAGAATATATACATAATAACTGTATATAGAACCTTTGAGTCATTATATAGTTTTATATTAAAATAAAGGTTATTATTTGCGTTTTAAGAGGTTTTATGAGTCTAAGTGAAGTAGCTAATCACAAAGATGATTAAATCGTCTTAAAACGCTTTAAAATAGCCTTAAAACGGATGTTTGGAGGTCGCTACTCCACTCATCCCCTAATAAAGAAACTTTATCCCGTATTAGGTAAGATATTAGGACACGGGTTCGATTCCCGTCAGCTCCACAATAATAGATAAACAACGGGGCTGATTGGCGTTTGACTAATATCAGAAGTAAATACACCTATTTAGTTAGGAAGGATATTGTGTATATTTAAATGGCAACTTTAATGTTGTAGACTATACTTGCGTAGCGTAAGTAAAAGTCAGGTGGATGCGATAACCTACCAAAGTGGTTTAGAATGAGTATGGTAGGCTCAAAGAGGTTCGATTCCTCTCATACTCACTATGAATACTGGTTACAAAAATATGCTACGAGACAGAATACCTGTCTACGTAGATTTAGCTCTCAAATGGTGTAAAGCCAAAGAGAGATGGTTGAACTTAGTTTATGATAAACAGATAAATATCTATGTTAATAAAGAAGACAGATATAATGCTACTAGAATTATATTGGGTATCTCTAACAAAAATAAACTGTTTGATTATAAAAAGAGTTTGGATTGGGATTTACTCTCAAAGGATGATGAATTAATCTTAAAGCCAACTATTGGTTGGGTTGATTGGTTTAAGTACTATCTTCCGTATGTAGATAATATACGAAAGATTAATCTCTCGATGGGGAAGAGTAGCGAAGAAACTATTTCTGAACTATATTCCATATTTGTTAAAACAACTAACAAAGACACAGCGTTAGAGTTAGCTAATTTTTTTGTAAATAATTTAAAATGGATTATGTAACAGCAAATAAAAACGGATTTTATATATATCAGTATTTAAATGGGAAATGTATATCTTGGAGAGTTAACGTTCAACTACCTAATCATGAAGTTGGACAACCAAATATATTTGAAAAACATAGAGATTTAGAACGCGTGATTTGTGATATATTTGAGTATTTCTTACTCAATGAAAATTACAAAAAATACAATTTAAATAGTATATGCGATAAATATAAAGAATATAATAATAAAATACTAAGAATTAAACATGTAAATACTACAGTTTTAAGAAATATTAGCTGTTGTATTCTGAGAAGTTTATTGAATATATTAAAAGGAATTGAAAAAAATTATTGTGTAAAAGAAACATATAAAGATACTGCTAGAGTTAAATTAGTCCAAAAAGGTTTAATCGTTTACGATGGAGAACAGCGTAAAGGTCATTATGGTGATAATTTTATATTCTTACCATATGACCTATATGAATTAATAAAAGGCCATATTGGTCTTAAAAATGTATTAATATGGGCTGATACAAACATAATACTCAAAATGAAATCTTTAGGGTATTACAGAATAGATATTTTAGTTAAGATTTTAAATAGTCTTATAAAAAGATGTAAATTAGATGAAGATATTGAAAACTTTTTAATATTTACCATTAATAAACAAATAACAGATATTAGATTTGAGATGTTTTCCTCAGATTTGCCTTTTTAGAACATTTATTTTCCACATAGATAGATTAACAAATCTAAAGGGTGTAGTTCTTTGGTCGGAACTACATTCACACAGAGGTCAAGCTATATCCTCAATGCGAGTGACACGCTAATAAATAGCTTTTATGATGATGATAAATAGTCCACGTATTACCCCCGAGGAGGTGGAACTTATCAAGAGCGCTAAGGCTGGTAATATACTAGCCTTTAATAAACTTTTTCATCGCTATAAGTCTTTTGTTGATGGTATTTTATACTATTATATTAAAGACTTAGATGAAGCGAAGGATATAACTAATATAGTTTTCCTTAAAGTTTATAATAACCTCTCGCAATTCTTAGATTTCGACTCTTTCGGGGGTTGGTTAAGAATTTTAACTCAAAGAACGGCAATTGATTATTTACGAAGTATAAAAAACAAAGCGAAACCTGTAGGAGATATGAGTGAACGACTATCGCTTGCGTCTTCTATATCTTCCGACGAAGTTGATTTAGTCAATCGACTTGAGTACGAAAGAGTCATCGAAGAATTTAAGAAATTTCCTGCTCATATGAAGCAGATTCTTGAACTTTTTTATGTAAATAATATGACTGTTGTTCAGATTAGTGAATCTCTCAACATTCCGACAGGAACGATTAAATCAATCTTATCGAGAACTAGAGAGAAAATTAAAAAGAAATTAATTAAAAATTCTTAAAAAATGAGCTTACTTTTATTCCTAATTGGTCTTTTTATCATCTTCTGTATTGGAAGATATAATGAGAGCAATAAACTGTTTTGGATTCTGCTAATTTCATTTATTAGTAGTTTCGCAATAACAAGTGTAGCTATTAAAGCTGTGCTTGAAAAAGGTAAAAAGGTAGAAAAGGTAAGCTGCGTAAGCCTCACACAGGCTCCTGCAAGCAAGTCAGGAATATTCCTTTTGGCAGACTATGCTCTTGCAGGAACCCAAGTGTTGTATGACACAAAACCTGTGGGTAAAGGCACATTATGCAGTTTATGTAATTCTATCGAAAATAGTAGCTATAGTGGGTTAGACGATATTGTAATAAAGATGATTAAACCACCACAGAGTACAGATTATTTTGATGACTCTTGACAGAATATCAATAACCCAAATTAGTAACTAAAATTTTATAAAATAATAACTTTAAAAACATTTATCAAAAATGAAGAAGAATAATAAAATAAAGCCTCAAGTTGAGGCACCAAAGGTAGAAGCTCCTAAAACAGAAGCTCCTAAAGTAGAAAATGCTGAAGTTATATCAGCAGAAGAATCTGCAAAGATTTTTGAGAAAACATTGAACGCGAATCAATATGGACGAGGGTTAGACCCTAACCGTAGAGTAGATTTGCTAACATCTCTAACAAAGGTCTTTCATGATGACCCTGAAGCAGCAAAGCGTTATAATATGACACCAGAAGCTGTAGAAGGTATTAATCAATGTACAGCCATCGGTTTGGTTACAGCATTAGCTCAAGAAGTAGCTTTAGGTGAAAATCCATTCAGTCGAACAATGCGTCCAGCTGTCTTGGAGAAGATTTCTACAGCAGCTAAGCTTATTGGTGTTACCATCAATATGAAAGCTCTTCCTGCTCCAGACGAAAAAGGTAATGTTACAATTACAGATAAGGATGTTAAAGTCCCTACAGAAGTTAAGAAGCAGCTAAAGGAAGAAAAGAAGACTTTGGAGAATACTCCAGAGATGGATATTAACAAAATTAACTCTGAAGATGAGTTGAGAACTGTGTTAGTTTATCTTCTGTCACAGAGAAAAGATTACATTGTCAATATCCAAAAGGCAATTAGCATCTATTCAGCTTTCCTTGAAAAACAGGAAAAGGATTCAACAAAAGGAATGACGCGTATTCAATTGTTGAATAAGCTAATAAAGCTAGTAGGTAAAGCCCCTATCGTAGTAACAGGAATAGGTAATTTCCTGTACTCAGCAACAGCTGCAACTAAGTCACCAGTATCTGCTTTCTGTCATTTACGTAACACTGTTACAGATAGAAAGACTGGAAAGTGCGATATGGAAAACGAGTTCATAGCCGACATTGTTCGTGAACTAATATTATGGGCTATTGACCTAAAGGTTGATGAGACTAAAAAAGGAATTGAGTCTATTAAGGAGAATATAAAAGTTCTCAGTAAAGACAAAAAGAAGAACGAAAAAGCTATTGAAGAGCAAAACAAGCGAATTGAAGTTCTTAAGAAGAATATAGAGCATCATAATTCAGTTGCTAAGTTCGTAATAGAGCCAAGTATTGAACCTATTGAAACTCTTCTCGAGAAGAAAGGTCAAAAAGACATGGGTGCCTGTAAGATGTACAAGTCGCTCTTGGACAGCTTATATTTTGGTTTAGATTTAACTAAATATACTATATCTAGTGTTAATCAGAATATGATTAAACAAGCTGGAGTAATCACAAATATGTTTCGTGACCCACTCGCTAAAATTATAGGTTATACTCAAGGAGACGTTCCTGAGCTTCAAGAAATTGAAGAGACAGAAGAGTCTAAAGAGGAATCTAAGGAAACTCCTAAGGAAGAATCTAAAGAAACTCAAGCTGAGGAGCCTAAAAAAAACTAATCGAGGTTGCTAAAGATAAAGTTCGTAACTTTAACAACCGAATAAAAAAAGCTGTCAAGGCTTTCAAAAACGAACAAGAGGAGGTGTAGTAGTATGAATAAAACGACTACAATCATTTGTAGTATTGCATTCGCGATAGCTGGCGTATGCGTAGCAATAAATGATAAACCTGCACCGACGTTAGTTAGTACTATGTCGGTTAATGCTAGTAACAATATGTTACCAGCTATTTCAAATATACCGAAAGGTGTAGAGAGAACTGATAAGGATACTGTGTTTGTTAAAAAGACAGACACGGTTAAAGTGGTTAAAACAAAACTTAAATACGTAACGAAGGTTCGTGTTAAGTCTAAAGAAGGTACTTCGTATCTACCTGCCTTTAGTTTAAAAATTCCTTCTGGGAGTTGGAAAACCTCCCATGATTCTACAAAAGTAGAGTCAATATAAAAGGACCGTGCACTAACCGTATATAATCGGAGTTACACACATTGTAAGCTTTGCGCTTAGTGTGTGTAACGGGTGTTTAAGCTCATATAAGAGGTCTCATTAGCCTCTGAGCGAAATTAACTAGACCCTATGATATGTTAGCCCTCTCAAAGGGTGAGAAACGCAAAAGACGGGGTGGAAGACATTTAGGTGTGAAAAGCCTATTTGTATTAGGGTGAGCGTTGTATCTAACCCTATTTATATTGAAGTGAGAACCGTCTGGTGATGGATATATAAGAAGACGCATAATTCGTGAGTTGCCAATCACGTTAAACTAGGTGCCGTATCGGAAATATATACAGCTGATACACTGTATATAAGAACGTTACACGAGTTGAAGCATAGTAGAGAAACCCCGAAGAATATAATACATGGTATGGTTATATGAAGGCAAGGCCAAATTCCTCTATGAGTATCAATTTACAAAGTGCAGCTTAGTGTTCCTCTACAACCAAAGTAGAGTATGAAGGAGTGAAAAAATACATGAGTAATTAATATCGTGAGAGTAATACTCACGAGTCGTACCGTAACTACGACAACTGAACAAAATCCTTACCGTTCGATTCGGTAGCCTTTTCGATGAGTTAGGGAACAGGGAATGGGTAGCAGTTTGATTTACGATGAATGTGACCGCCAGGCTTTGGTCGTTTATGCGGGATATAAAAGTAAAATGACTAGAAGGTGGAGCAAATCCTTAAGTAGAAATACTACGCGAAACGAGACCGCGGACAAAGTCTGATTTGAAATACATTAGCCATTTGCACGTGGAATATAAGTAATGTATTGTGGTAGCAGGCATAAAAAACCTATATCCTTACAGTTGACAACTTGACAGTCGAAACCGAGCTAGCGGGACTCTAGCAATGTTCAAACGAGGTAGGAACGATTCCAATGCCATATTGCCAATGGTAATGAAGAAACTCGCCGACCTTCAAAAGCTATAAGTATTAATAATTTTGTAACCACTTATACAAAATCGTAAAGCTCACTGTAGAGTAGTAAACTACAAAACATATGTGCGTATAAGTTTTACAAACTGTATAGTTATTAAGAAAAAAGAGTTTGAGAAAAGAATTAACATGTATAACAAATGAGTGTCCCCCGATAGGTATACCCCTTTTATTGTAAAAAAGAAACTAAGTCGGAAACTCGAGTGCCAATACACTTAAACTAATTAAGCAGAATAGATAGCAATATAAACATCTAAGCCTGAGTTGCCGAAAGTATATATATACAAATAGGTGGCCGAGGATGTTTATTTAAAACTACAAAGCAATTGTAAGCAAGTCTATAGAGCTATCATCGTTGAACTGATGGGCAGCAACAGAACTTAAGTACGTCCTTGCAATAAGGATAGGGAGTTAGTGACTCATTAATACGTCCTGTCTCGATGTATTAAAAAGGAATGTTGTGGGTGACAAGGGTAGATGGTGGGGTTGAAATCCCAAGTGATATGCACGTCTCAACGAAAGAAAGAGATAGAAAAATGAGGAAGTAAAATCCAAGAGTAGAAACAACCGTAGAATCCGTGATTCCCTCTGAAGGATGAGATTGTTCGATAATGAAACGTGAAGTCCAAGCGTATAGGTACACACGCACGTACCTCTTGACTATGGAGCTCTTGGGAGGAGCAAGAGAGCAAAACGGATTGATTATCTTCACAACCGTAATATTAGTGATAATATTGAAAAAAGAAGGAATGAATTGACATTCCTAATTTAACAATAGAAGGTCAAAGACCAGAAAAGCGGCAGAGTAGTTTTTTGTATGTGGAAAATATAAAGAATTACGCAATTTTTCGTTGGTATAAAAACATGGAAACTTACATTAATATCTCAGCACTGGAACTCTCTGTATCAGAGCCTTTGACGGATGTTAAACAGTATACTTCATGTATTATTTTAATTAAAAATAAATTGAATATAAATTCAAAAAACAAGCGTTTGAATACGCATAATGACATTCAAAGCTTTGTAAAGCAATTTGTTGATGGGCATAGTTAATCCTACCGTTGGATTCCCTTTACACGATTGAGCTTCATTTAAAGGAATAAAAGTGTAAATAGCCAAGTTGAAAGCGTATCTAAAGAAAATAGATAATCATTATAATTATGTTTAACCAGAGCATTCAGATGCTTCGACACAGAAATGTTCAAAAAATAAAAATTAGGAAGCTGTATATTACAGCTATATCGGATTAACGTTTTTTTATTCGTTAATTTATCAAAAATAATTTCAAAAAGGAATAAAAAATGAATACTAATAAAGTAAACCCTCAGGTAATCGCAAGTAATCGTTGTAATTTATCAACTATTGGCAAACAATTTGGCTGCCAGTATTATCGTCCAGAAGCTCGTCAAAATACCCTCAACTTTGAGGAATTGAAACGGGATATAGAAATGAATGGCAATAAGGATTTAATTCTCAACCGTTCAATACAACGATTTCGTGTTCTAGGCTATGATGTTCAAAGCCTACAAATTGGTGAAGATATTTCTGGAGCTCCAGTAGTAATCATCAATAAAGACCTTCCTAGTAGTGTTGTAATGCCAATTTCACCAGACTTGTCATCTGTTGGAAAGGTTACTGATGATGCTATTGGCAAGGCTCTTCGAGGAGATAATAGCATAATCTTCTCAGATGTAAAAGCATTAGTTTCAGCTGCAAATGTAGCAAATAATTCAGAATTGACACGAATTGACAATCTAATTGAAGACCTTAAGAAGGACAAGCAAGCAATCCTTGCAGCAATTGATGAGAACAATAAGAAAGTAGAAGCTTATGTTCGTGAGTTTGGTGAACCAAATGTTACTGTAACTATTAAGGAAGGCTAATTGAATGGAAAAGCTTGTCACTACTACGAGCAAGCTACTAATGAAGGTATTATTAGAAGATTCCAAAATATCAACTATCGTTTTAGATAACGAAACAGACGCAGAAAAGTATAAGATTTGTACAATCCTAGATAATGGTACTATTGTTCTAGGAAAAACGTCTGTTAGTTGGTGGAATCAACTAATTAATTGCCAGGACAAAATTCCATTTGATAGTTTTGCTCTTAAAATTTGGAGCGCTCTTTCAGACATGTCTGAAGGCAAGAATAAAGAAGCGATTATAAATGGACTATCTTTAGAGATAGTCAAGAACTCTGTCCGTAAAAAGGACTATAACTATGTAATACAACGTTTATACGATTGTTGGCGATTTGTGGCTCAGAAGAGCGATGGGTATAAAGAAGTAGAACACTTCGAGGGGTGTCGGGAGAAAGACTCAGGCTACAACTTTAATACCAACTCTAATGAACCAAAAATTATCAACATAAAGATAAACGGGGTAGAAAAGAAAATACCATTTATTGACAGCGAGGGAAAGTCAATGAATATAAATTTAGAGTACGGATTTAAAGGATTTTTCAAATCATAAGTATTACATCCGCTGGGTGTAGAAGTAATTTCTGCGGAATTTTACTTCACAACGAATGTTTGAGTAATCTTTTATATTTGTATAATATATTTATATTCTAACTTTCACAAACTGTGGAATTTATAAGTTTCCAAAAATCCTGAGGGATTTGAGATGTGTCACTCCGCTGGGGTGCACATCTCGCTGGATAACTTTAAATCTTGGTTCGATTCCAAGCAATAAGCTAGTAGATAATTTGCTCAAACTGTTTTATGTTTAATTTTAATCAAATTTCTATAAATATATGAGCAAGAACAAATCAATTAAATTAAATTCAAGTAATATCATTAATATTCGTAAGGAACTAGATGCAAAGATTAATAAGTATTGGAAGATTATTCGTTCAGAGAACGTAATGTCTAAGAAGGCTATTAAGTCTGGTATGGGTTCAGGTTTTGACCTTAAGAATTTGTATAATGAGATTACACAAATGACAGAAAAGCGTATTATTATTAAAGGACTTCTAATGTCTCTTAATATGGGTGTTAAAACCTTCAATTATGATGACTTTAAGAAGACAAATAATTACGATATTTTCGCAGCAGGTGAAGCTAAAGAAGCTATAGCTCAGTTGAAAATGATTCCAACAATCAATCCAACAGAAAAGGCTTCTAAGGGTAAGAAGAATATGGGTAAAACGGAAACGTTTACATCGGCTAAGATTTCTTCATTGCTTAAAGCTGAACAATTGAAAGCAAACAAACACGATGCTAATCTTAAGAACTTCAATGACAATACAGATATTGAATGTATTGATACTATTGCAGACTTCTTTAAGAACGAAATAGCATTATAATAACAAATAAGGTGTATGGTGTATAAGGACCAGCATTTTAGCGGTAGTTCGAGGCTATCTATACCACAATTCGATTTAAGGCCATTTAGAGCCATTCTAAGGCGTTTTATACGCATTTACGTATATAATATCATAAAAAGTATTATAACGCCTTAAAACGCATTTATTTAACTAATTAAGAGACATTATCAAAATGAAAATAAAAACGCAACCAATAAATACCAGTTATGCCGTTACATATGACCAGGCAAAACAAGCTCGCAAAGAGTATTTAAAAAAGAATTATATACTTTCTAAAAAGCCATGGTTTATGTTAGTTAGTGGTAAACAATATAACTATGAAACTAGACATGAATCGTGGGGAGACCATACAAAATGGTTTAGAAAACCTTCAGAAACAAAGATTTTACACGATAAGAATACTATAAAACCTGTTGGTATAGCTAAGTATATGGAAAGTTTAGCACAACACAAACTAAATAAATGGATTAGGAATAATCCAAAACCAGATGATAAGCAAAACTTATTCTACAAAGAGTTTCTTGAAGACTGGGAGAAAGAAAGAGATGAAGCTCTTGAGCATTTTCGAGATGTCGTAATTTCGATATATGACAAAACAGTATTACCGTTTGACAGTAAAAAATCAAAACTTACACCAATTGTAAAAAATAATTATAATGGACAATATTATAAATATCCAAATATGGACCCATTGATAATTGGTTATCCATTATGTAAGTTTGCTGGAAAACGATTTGTAAAAAAAGATACTATAGCAGAAGTATGTAAAAAAACACTTAAGGATGCATCTAAACAATATAACTGTAAATCAGTTTCTTATACATACGAACGTAAGGTGTTGCTTACTATAGCAGCATAACGGTGCTGATGGTGACTCCTATCGTCCCATCAACACTTTAAAATGGTAGGTTAACTCAGAAGTTTTTGGTCTAGAGTACTGCACTAACAATGCAGCGGTCGTGAGGTTCGAATCCCACACCTACCACGATGGCTTTAAGTATGTCGCTTGAGCCCAGATGCAAGATATATAATATGTTTTATATATTTTCAGAGTGTCAAATCAATGCATATACGACTGACAAAGTGTTGGAAGGAGTTGAAATATTTGACGATTTACTTCTTTCGTAGGAACGGTTAAAAAGATTTGACGCTTTTTTGCTTTTCCTACTCTCGGATTAGTAGTGATAATTGATAGAACGTTGACTGGTCGTCAGAGGTATAGGTTTGAATCCTATCTAATCCACTTAAGAATTAATAATTAGTATTTACGAAGGGTTATAAGTATGCGACTAGTCGCTTAGGGCTTTAGTAGGTTCGATTCCTACATAACTCACAATATCACTTGTAGCGAAAGACGGACAGCTTAGGACCACTAAGTTAAGCGGTGTATGCAGATACGTCATAAGCCAAGTGAATTTTAATAATATTAAACTAAGAGTCTATGAACCATGTTAATAAGAAATCTAAAAGTCGTTGTTTACGACATTGAAATATTTCCAAACTGTTTTACTTGTACATATAAAGATACTACAACTGACGAAATAAGTACTTTTGAAATATCTAATAGGAAGAATCAATTAGCCGAGCTAGTTGATTTTTTTATGTCTAAGGACATAATGTTCTGTGGGTATAACAATCATTACTATGACGATGTTGTTATGAATTATATTATAGATTTATATAATATAATGAGTAAAAAATCATACAGAAGAATTTGTTCATCATTATATAGATTATCTAAATGTATAATAAATGCAGAAGATGGAGATTATGACGGGTTCAAAAGGTGGAAGTATGCAAATATATTTTCATCTATGGACTTGTTAACAATGCAATTTAGTTCTAAGAAAAGAATAGGTCTTAAAGAAATGCAATTAACAATGCATTATAAGAATGTTCAAGAGTATGATGGTTCTTTTGACGAACCGATTACAGATGAAGAAATTGATGAAGTAGTTAAATACAACATCAACGATGTAGATTCTACAGCAGAACTATTGAATTTACTTAAAAAAGATATAGAACTAAGATTGTATATTGAAGATGAATATAATATACAATGTTTATCTTTCGATGGAGTTAAAATTGGGGAAAGAATATTAGCTAAGATGTACTGTGATAAAACAGGAATATCATATAAAAAGCTTAAAGAGTTATCGAGTCCAATGGATATAGTGCCTCTTAAAGATGTTATTTTCCCTTTTATAACATACAAAAACCGAATATTAAAAGACATTCTTGAAGATATGAAACAACAAAAAGTTTCATCTAAAGAACGCAAAGGCTACGAGAAGAAGTTTGTTCTCTCGAATCTAGGCTATTCCTTAGGAGTTGGTGGTTTGCACTCCATTAACAAGCCAGGAATAATCCGTTCAAATGAAGACGAGTATATAGGACACAGTGATGTGTTATCAATGTATCCATCATTATTGATAAAATATAAATTAACTCCTCAACATTTAGGAAAAGTATTTTTGCAAGTATATGAAGATGCTTACAACATTAGAGTAGAAGCAAAACATAATCAACAGAAGTTAAAGGATAAGACATTTAAGCTTGCCTTAAACTCTGTAACTGGTAAAATGCAAGAAGAAAACAGTTGGTTATACGACCCATTCAACGTCTTCAAAATACGAATTAATGGACAATTGATTCTATTAATGTTGATTGAGCGTCTTCTGGAATTAGGTTGTAAGATTGTACAGGCTAATACAGATGGTGTTATGTATGTAGCGAAGAAGAATGCTAGAAATAGGGTACAGGAAGCTATTTCTGAAGTAGAAGCTATTACACAACTTGTTTTTGAAAGCAACGATTATGAAGCGTTTTATCAATACGCAATCAATGATTATTTCGGTATCATTGATGGGTATTCTCAATCTAAGAACCCTAAATTGATAGAAAAAATTGGAATGTTTATTACTGAAACTAAACTTGGAGGTGGTTTAGCACCAACCATTATACCAAAAGCAGTAATAAATTATTTCTTAACAAAACAACCTGTTAACGAATATATAAGGTCTTCTAAAGACATTAAAGACTTCGTAATGGGTCAACGCGTAAATAAAAAATTCGATGTGTTTCACGGAACAGAAAAAGTGCAACGAGTAAATAGATTTTACGCATCAACAAATGATTACTATTTATTTAAAAGAAAATACACAGAAAAGTATAGAGGTCTTGGTTTTAAATATCAAGGCAAAGACTATGACGCTCACAAATATACAGATTATAATATGTTAGCGGATTCTGGTGTTACTATTTTAAATACATATGACGAAAAGCCAATAGAGCATCGTCATATAAACTATTTGTATTACATCAAAAAAGCTCAAAAAATAGTTGAAGAGTTGAGATGTAAGCAATTAAGTTTGTTTGGCGATAACGCTTGTTAATCTTTGAATATAAGAGTATGATTATCGAAATAAACGAAAAACTTCTGGGCATTCCAGAAAAAGTAAATTTAAATCAATTAGTTTTCTTAAGTATAGTATTGGATAAGAATCAAAAAAAGAATAATCAAAGCGTCCAAAAGATTGTCAGCCTAATCAGTGACGACGAGATATTATACTTAATTCAACAAGGACTTATTACTTCGATAGAGAGAAGTAATTCAATTACATATCAAGAAACAGAGAAGCTTGAGGCTTATGTCACCCCAGACCGTAGTCATTTTGACCTGTTTTACGAGATGTACCCAGTTTATTCCATTAGACCTAATGGTGAAAAAACTTACCTTAGAGCTAATAAGAATAAATGCAGAAATCTTTATAATAATTATATAAAAGGAACTCCTGGTTTAGCAGAACATATTAATAATTGTTTATCTAAAGAGATTGACAAAAAAGCTAAATTAGGAAAACTTAGTTATATGAAGACTATGTGGAGATGGTTACAAGACCATCACTGGGAAGAAATTGAAGAAGAAATGTTAAACGAACAAGAACAAGCAAATAAGAGCGATTATGGAGCAGAGATTATCTAATTTGATACGTCCTATGTCTGTAGTTGCAAATGAAGCTGTTCGTTATATAGCAGGCAGACGTAACAATGAAATTGTCAGCCTTAAAACAAGATGGTCTAAGTTTAATAAACAATGTATGGGTGGAATAGAACCTAATACAGTATTGACCATTGCAGGCATTTCGGGAAGTGGTAAAAGTTCATTTGCAAACTTAATTACCACAGACGTAATTGATTTAAACCCTCAGGAAGATATTATAGCTTTAAACTTTTCATTAGAGATGGTTGGTTTTAGGCAGGTCGGAAGGACACTCTCTAATAAGCTTAGGAGAACGACTTCAACTTTGTATAGCTCTGAAAAGAGACTAGATGACGAAACGTTCAGAAAAGTCATCAGTGTTACCAATCAGCTAAAGGAGTATCCTATCTATTTTGTAGATAGTCCAACTACTCCCACGCAAGTTGAAAGTATAATATATGAGTTCTATAACACGTATGTAAAAGGAACTAACAAACATTTCCTTATTATATACGACCACGCACTATTAACAAAACAAGTAGGTTCTATATTAGAAACTATAAGTGAGTTAGAGCGTGTTTTTATTCAAATAAAGAAGTTACCGATGACATCTGTTATTCAGTTAGCTCAAATGAATAGAAATATAGAAGCTCCTGAAAGAATAAATAATCCGATGAGTCATTACCCAATGCGTAGTGATTTATCATCATCAGACGCAATATTTCAAGCAAGTGATTATGTGTGTGTAATCCATAGACCAGAAATCTTGAATATTCAAGAATATGGTAAAAGCAAATTATCTACTACTAATAAAGTTTATATACACATGTTAAAAAATAGAGATGCTGGAAAGCCATGCATCTTACAGTTTGAAAATGATTTAGCATACAATAACTTGATTGAAGACTAAAAGCGTCGTTAATATTAATTTTTAGGCTGAAATAAATATGAAGACATATACTTTTAACATAAATAAGAATAATACTAGTGACAAATCTTTTACATTTAACCTTTGTTCCAAAAGTAACAAAACTAATTACTCTAAGATTCTTGATAACATTATATATGATAATATGATGAAAGTAAATCCTTATCTAAAGAGTAAAAAAGATATTGATACAAGTGTTCTTATTTTCAATACTGCCAATAATCTGAACGAAAATATTGAATTTAAAAAGGCAGCTAATTTTCTTGCTAATTATAATAAGATGAAGACATTCCCTTATATTATTGGCAAGCTTTATAAGCTTATTGACGGAACACCAATTATGTTCTACGAGGATGAGATTCAGATTGGACACGATGTATATACATACGAAGAGTTCAATGATATTTCATTCTTGAACACAATTAGTGAACCAAAAAAGAAGATTATTATTGACATTTTTACCAATGGTTTGAATATCAATATTAACATTAAAAAATAAAAATACATGATTACATTACCTACAACCAAAATTCCAGCAGTTTCAGTAAACCCTAAGTTCTTAATACTTTACGGGCGTCCTAAAGCGGGCAAAACGTCAGCATTGGCACAATTAGATAATAATCTAATTATAGACTTAGAAGGTGGTTCTACATTCATTGATGCTATGGCTATACAGTGTCGTACTATCAATGATTTAGGTGAAGCTGCTCAAGCCATTAGAGCTAAGAATAAAGAAGTAGGAGGTAATTTTTATAAACATATCACAATAGATAATGCTACTCGATTAGAGGAGATTTGCTTAGGATATGCAGCAACATTATATCGTCAAACTCCAATTGGCAAAAAATGGACGGGAGATGATGTTAGAATATTACCAAATGGCTCTGGCTATTTGTATATTAGACAAGCTGTTAGAAAGGTAATAGACATGTTTAAAGAGTTATGTGATGAATTTATTCTCATAGGACACGTTAAAGATGTTCAAATAGAAAACAACGGAGAAGAATTGTCAGAAATGGCATTAGATTTAGTTGGTAAGCTATCTACAATTATTTGTGGAGAAGCTGATGCTGTAGGATTAGTTTACCGTAAAGGTAACGAAACTCATTTAAGCTTTAAAGGTGGAGATAATTCTATTAAAGAAGCTCGTGCCTTGCATTTACGTGGTAAGGATATCGTTATTGCTACTGGTAATGAAGATGGAACTATCACAACCTATTGGGATAAGGTTTACAAGGATTAAACACCCTATTATTTTAGAAGTTATAACTCAATGAAAAATAGACAATATGTACAGTACAAAAAATATTATTAATAACAACGAAGATTTTACAAGTTCTTACATGTCAGCAGGTATTAATGAAAATATTACATTGAAATCTGTTGATACAAAAGTTTCTCCAACTCAGAAAGATTTCCTTGAAATTGTATTCGAGGACGCTGAAGGTAAAACTGTTACAATGACAGAGTGGAAGAACGAAAAGAATATGTGGATTAAGACAGATGAAGATTTGCAACGCCGTGATAACATTCAGTTTGGTCGTATAATGCAAATTATTAACTGTTTTTATCCTTCTATAGATGGAGAATTTAAGACATTTAAAGAAATGATTGATTGGGTTAAGACAACACTTACTCCAATGTTGGCAACTAAGAAAGCTTTACGTCTTAAGGTTGTTTATAATCAACGTAATTACGCTGAAGTTTCTAAGAATGGAATCTTCGTTGAACCAATGGATACTAATCCATCTGCAATAAAGAAGTTCTCAAAGGATAACTTTGAACGTCAAATTATAGCAGATAAGGAAGATGCATCTAATCCTCTTGCTACAGGAAATAGTAGTACTCAGGCATCAAGTGGCGACGACTTGCCATTCTAATGGTAAACGGTCGATGGTGGACATCCAATGAGCAGATTAGTGCAGAATATGGTTTACGTGGGTGATGCCCGTATTCCTAGCGACGCTAATCACAGTTTAGAGGTCTGTTTAAAACCTCTACTTGAGATATATGGTACACATAGTTTTGCATAGTTTTGATGTGTGGAGAGGTTCGAGTCCCCTCTATCTCACTAAATCGTTTGATTTGAGGTTGTTTAAGAGCGATTTAAGACGTTTAAATAAATAAGTAATGTATTTATACATACTTTAAATTTGAACGCGTTAGAACGCAAATAAATAGCTTTTTCGTAAGACCTAAAATTGCTATTTAGGCTGGGCTGACACCGCCTTAGAGTCAATAGTAGCGTACTGACTATAAATGTGTGCGTAAGCGTTAAGGAACAAGACGTAAACTAGTTTAGGATGCTGGCGAGCTAATTGCGAAGTTTGAAAGGTTAAGTAAACTTACATGAATACGTAGAATTGTCTAGCTAACAATTCGCATCGAACAATAATGACGTGTAATAAGGCTATTCCTACGTTAAGTATTATAGCTCTGATACGGAGAGGGAGTGTTCGATTTAAGGCTATTTAGGAGCGATTTGAGGGGTTATAATAGTAACATGTTATTGATTGTAGTTGTCTCGAAAGGAAACTCCTTAGAACGCAAATAAATAGCCTATACGGGGATATATGGTATACATATCTAACATGTAAAGAGTTCGAGTCTCTTTATCCCGCATAAATTCATTCTGTTGTACATATTTATTTGCATTCTAAGCGGCTTAAAGTAGACAGGTTGAATGTTTATATATGAGAAATGCTTTAAGCCCTTAGAACGCATTTAAATAGCTTTAAAATAAATGTTTATGGATAAAGATAATAGTATTAAAGTATTTGTCGTCTTAGAACGATATCTTATTGATATAGATGAAGGTGCTAAAGTTTTAGCTGCATGTAAAACATTAGATTCAGCTAAGAAAGTTATGAATAAAGAAAGTGAATTTATTAAAAATAACTTTAAAGACTTCGAGGAATATGAATATAGTTTTGATGGTACTAATGTATCATTTTCTGGAAAAAGTTATAATTATATAGTAATCTCTATAGAGGAGAAAGAGTTAAGTGATTAACTATTATAGTAGGTATGTCAACTGGAAGTTGGGAGCTGGGTGAGCTAGCTCGTGTCGAGGACACTGGATTGGTTCGAGTCCATGACCTGCGCAAATTTAATATATAAAATATGAGCTACGAAGAGTTTAAAAAAGAGGTTATGGATTATGTAAATAATTCAAAGCCTAAGTCATGGAGAATTGGACAAGCTGTGTTTAACTACATAGATGAAAACTATGGAGTTGCTAGAGATGTTCAATTTAAAGAAAATGTAGATTGTTTTTATGATGACAATCGAGTTGAAAGCTTTATAAAATTAGCATTCAACAGAATTACAAAAGAAGCATAAGTTTATAACTTATGTAGGGTATTTTGGAATAAATACGAGTTCGATTCTCGTAATACCTACAGTTATTTAGAACTTATAAGTCATGTATAACACGAAAACAGCAATTACAATGAGTCTCAGAGACTTATTGTTAATGTTGGACGATAAAAGTATTTATACATACTATCTAGGCAATATTAAAATAGGGAAACTTATCAATAGCCCATTAAGAAATGATGATAAGAATCCCTCTTTTGCTATATTTTACGGTAAAGGAGGTGGTTTATTCTTTAAAGACCACGGAACAGGTGAAGGAGGTAATGCTCTTAAATTTGTTAAACTTATTCGTAAAATAGATACTAGAGAAGAGCTTGAGAAAGAATTACTGAGAATAGTTCGTAGAATGAATCCTAACATGATAATGAAACAAGAGGCTTATACCCATAAACTAAGTACAGTACCATTTCAGGAAATAGGAATTGTTAGACAACCGTTCACAGATATAGATAAAAAATATTGGAAGCAATTCCATATATCACTTGATACATTAAAGAAGTATCAAGTGTTTAGCATAAAATACTTTCTTTGTAATAGAGTCGTCAGAGGAACCTACAAAGAAACTAATCCTATGTATGCATATAAGGTTTATGATAGATTTAAAATCTATAGACCACTAGCATCCAAGTTTACTAAATGGCGTACAAACATGACAAGTGAGTACGTTCAGGGATTAGCTGAGTTGCCTGAGGATGGAGGTAATCTCTTGATTATTACTAAATCATTAAAAGACGTTATGACGTTATATGAGATGGGTTATTATGCTATATCAGCTTCAAGTGAAACAACATTTATTCCAGATTCTGTTTTAGAAGAATTAAAAAAGAAATGGAATCACATATTAATATTATATGATAGGGATAAGACAGGAATGTTTAGAGCTAGAAATTATAGTAAAGAGTATAAACTTGATGCTTTTTTCGTTCATAAGAAGTTTAATTCAAAAGACATATCTGATGCTGTTAAGATGAATAATTTTAATACAGTTAAAGAATGGCTTTGTAAAACATTAAATAAGTATGATTGAAACATTGATTCTGTCGTTGCTTTGTGGACTACTTGGTGGTCTTTTAGGGTATGCATATAGTATAAGAAGTATACCTATAATTAAAACAAAGAATGGCTACATACGTTACATTAAAGGCAATAATACAGAATTTATAACCGTTTATGACAAAGATGGCAAAGAATTACTCGATGCTGGATTTGCTCTTAATAAAAACGGTGTAACCTATGTAAAGTATGCCACAAAAATCTAAAGGAAAAGTAAGAAATGCGACTAAGGTCGATAAGTATGGTCTACATTTTCGTAGTAAACTCGAATGCTATACTTATGAAGCTTTTATGAATGCTGGTATACCAGTTAAATATGAGCCAAAGCATTTTGAACTTTTACCAAAATTCGAGTACCAGCAGGAGAAAATACGAGCTATGACATACTTACCTGATTTTATAGGTAATGGATTTATCGTAGAATGTAAAGGACTGATGGGAGATAGCTTTCCGTTAAGGTGGAAGCTATTTAAATACTACTTGAAGAAACACAGAAGTAAAATAAAGTGTTACCTTGTGAGAAATCATAAGCAAGTAGACGAAATGATTCAAGAACTTTTAAGTCAAAAGAAACATGGAAAAACAAAGTAAATTTAGAAAGTTAGGTGATTCTATAATGCTTTATAAAGAACCACGCGGTAATGCATATGACCTAATAGGAGGTTGCGTTTATAGTGTAAGATGGGACGAGTATTTAGAAGAGATTGTCTTTAACGAATTACCAAATTTAACACTCCCAGATAAAATTTATCATACTGAAGAAGATGATAAGTTTATTAATAAAGTATTAAATCATTATAATAATTCAAAAGATGGAGTTACTGGTGTAATGCTATCTGGATTGAAAGGTTCTGGTAAAACAATTACCGCTAAGCAGATTGCTGTTACTTCTAAATTACCAATTATAATTGTAAGTAAGAATTTATCTTCTAAACGTCTTGTTAATTTAATTAATAATATTTATGATATAGAAGTATGTCTAATATTTGATGAAGTTGATAAGTTTGGAAGTAAGTACGATGACAGCTTCTTACTAAACATATTAGATGGTGTTGGAGAATCTGGAAAGAAATTGATATTATTTACTTGTAATGATGAATCTAGTATAAATAAATTCATGGTAGATAGATGTTCTAGAGTAAGATATTGGAAACAATTTGAAGAAATGAATACATCTATAATACAAGAGATGCTTTCTGAAAAACTAAGCAATAAAGACAATATCAAACCGCTAATGGATTTTATAACATCAACCTTTAAATGTATTAGCTTTGATAACGTTTATTCGTTTATTGTAGAGGTTAATGAAAACCCAGATGATACATTTGAAGAGTTGTTTAACGATATGAACTTGATTAGCAAGTAATGGATATAACAGTACCATATTACGAGGACAAAAATCGTATAAGCAACTCAAACATAGGCTGGTTTCTAAACAAGGGACCAGCCTTTTTACATGCTATGCTAACTGGAGATGCTGAAGGAGAAACAGGAGCTCAATTAGCTCGTGGAACTATGATACATGAGTATCTACTCCAGCCTGAAGAGTTTAATAAACACTATGTTGTTTTTAACGAAAGTAGACCTTCTTCTGAACAGCAAGAGAAGTTCTGTCAGGAAGTAGCAAAAAGCGTTGAAATAGAGCCAAATAAAGCCGTTTTAAGCGCATATCGCGCGTCGTATAAGAATTTACCTAAGTCAGATGATTTAGTGCTCTCAAAAGGGCTTAAAATGGCTGAGGAGTATAGTTCTTATATAGATTGGTTGAAGACTAATGATAATCGTATTATTATTACTCCATACCAAGCAAATCAGCTTGTGTCTATTTCAGAGAATATACAAAAACACAAACTAGCGTCCAAGCTACTTAAGAATGAGTATATTGGACAAGAAGATGAACTACATCATGAGTTCCATATAAATTGGGAGTTGTGTGATGTTAGGTGTAAATCTTTACTTGATAGCTGTCATTTTAACTTTAGAGATAAGATATGTACATTAATGGATATAAAAACCACTGTACATATAGGTAGGTTTGAAGATTCAATGAATCAGTATGATTACCTTAGACAACTATGTTTCTATACGCAAGCACTTAAATGGTACATAGATGAAGAGTTGAAACAAGACTCTACAGAATGGGAGTTTGAGTGGTATATTATCGCTATAGATACAACAGGTACTAATCAAGTACGTGTTTTTGAATTTACAGAAGAGCAGGTATATAGTAGAAAAGAAACTATAGTACAAGCTTTAAAAGATATACGTTGGCACCAAGATAATAATCTATGGGAACATACTATATGTTATTATAAAGGCAATGGTGCTGAAAAGTTAAACCTATAATAATTAGAACCTATGAGTCAGAATTATAATATTGAAGAGAGTATTGTAGAGCTTGAAGTAATGGATACTCAAGAAGAAAATCTTGCAAACGAAACAGCTGCTGAAATTGAAATTGAAATGTTTAATGAGGATGTAGATATACAAGAATTAGCCTCAGAAATAGAAGCTGAATGTATGTTTGAAGATGAACAAGCAAACGAAAGTTTGGTAGATGAAATCGTTCAAGAGTTTGCAATTTAATCGAGAGTTGATTACAATTCCGCATATACTAAAATACCCCAGTTTGGTAAATTATCACTGCTTTGTAGGAGTTAAAGTTACTCTTAACGCAGAAAGTGTAATTTACAAACTGAGGTATAAAATTAAAAATAAGAAAGACATTAAAAATCTTTATTGGTTAGCTAAACTTGAAGAAAATTATATATCATCTTCTATAGATGGAGGGTATTTTACATTGTCTTTTTTAGCAAATAAAAAATATGTTAATAGAATAATGTATTTACTAAAAGCTAACGAGTATAGTATAACTGATAAAGAAATTAATACTTACAATACATTCATAACACAAAGAAACCCGACCGCTCGTGAGAGTAGTCGGGTTTTATTTTTATTATTAATTAATATGTTCCTTTTCTATCTGTGTTTTAAGGTAGTTTAATTTAGATTTAGAATCATGTATTTGTTCAGGTATACTATGGAAAGGTGTTGCTTTCATTATATCTCTAAATGCTTTTGAATAACCTTCATATGTACGAGAACGAGACCCTAATGGTGTTGTGAAATAATCTTCTGCATCGTCTCCAATATTCTACATAAGTGACGGGTCATATAGCATTGATATTCTTGGGAAAAATCTATTCATTATTCCAGATGCTGCACCTTGACCAATATCACTAAACGCGTCGGATATAGATGTTGCTGCTGATACAGTTTTGAAGTTATTTGAAATATCGTCAATTCTATACGGGTTGAAAGCTTCCCATTTAAATGCCTCTAACCAATACGCTAACATATACTTCCACCAAGCGTCATCATCGTCAGATGCTTTTGCATAAGCTGTAGCTAAAGCTGAAAGCTAGCTTATTCCAATATAAAGTGCAATTTCAGAAGCAGTCTGTTTTAGTTGATATTTGTTTGATAGAGATTTAACATATGCTTCATCAGACGACTTATCATCTATAAAGTCTTTAAATGCTTTTATAACTCCTTTTGATTTTACACCATTAGCTTTATTCTTATTGCGTGTGTGTATATGACTAATAATACCAGCAACAGTCCCAATACCACCGCCTAATACAGGACCTAAGAACAAAGTTCCAACACTACCCCATATAAGTCCACTTGTAACAATATTATGACCTGTTAAAGATGAAAGTAAATTAAATATATTTCTATGTAGACCGTTTTTGTACTCCTACATATCATAATCATACACTCTTTTACCAAAATACTTATCAAGTAGTAGTGGAAAATATTGCCTATGAAGCATTACAAGAACACCAGCCCAACTACGTACAAGTAAAGCTCTTTGTAATGGTGTAGCCATACCGTCGGCTTCTTCTGCATATTTAACACATCTATTTTTAATTTTAAATTCACTCTTTTTATAAGCAGCTTTATAATCTTGATTATCGCCAGTTATTTTTATCTAACCTGTTGAAGTGTCAATTAAATCCCATAAAGATTTATTTTTATTATATTGCTTCATAGCGTTATTAAACCAATCTTCGCCATTTTTAACACGACGCATTCTTATGTCATACTTTGTTAAAAATTCTCCATCTACATAATGGTGAGCTCTAAGAGTTGATTGCGCTATCTATTGTTTAGTTAATATATCGGTGGTAGACATAAATCCATATATAGACTGTTTAAATGCAGATTGTATAAACCTATTTCTATTCGTATGACTTATAGTGTTATCCCACTGATTAGCCATACCAAAATTACTCATTATGACAAGCATTTTATCTTTAGTATATGGATTACCTATAGTTCTAGCTCCAAGTAAATGTTTGAATAGTGTTCTTGAAGCTATATCGAGCATAGAAGCTAAAGTTTCTTTAGCGCTATATCTTTGACCAGTTAGTGTGTAAGCTATATGGTTATACATAGTTGTTAAGAATCCAACTACAGCAACTTTTGGATTAAGTCCTAAGTTTCTAGCTGTGATATATCTCCTTGATAATTGTAAAGTCTTATCAAAGTTTATATTTAAACCCCATTTATTGAAATTAAATTTGAGTCTTGCTTTATCATACAGATTCATTTCAACCCACTTATTAATAAATTCAAATGTCTTTGAGTTTATTCCATCTACAGTTGTTTTTTTAGTAGAAAATTGTGCATAATCTTGAGCAAACTTCTATTTACCTATAGCATCTATTAAGCTTTCAACATCGTCTTTAATTTCAGATTTATATTTATATAATGAAGACATGTTATAATAAGTTGTTATCATTTTAACTAAATCAGATGACAATTGTGACGGGTCCTATAGCTTTCTTGTGTAATACTGTGGTAGTATATTAAATCTACGACCATCTGGGTATTTACCAATATTTGATACTTCTTTATTACCATACTCATTACTATTCTCATCCAATGCAGAAGACTCTCCGTATTGGATACTATCATCAATACTTTGAGATATACCAATCTATTCTTTAAACCATTCAATAAATGTAGCCCATTTAGTTCTACTTCTTTTTAATCTCTTCCATAAAGAACCTTGCATCTGTGGTAAAAGATAATCATCTGTAAACATTCTATTAGTCTACATTTCGTTTGATTTTTTCATATACTCTAATGTTAGATTATATAAATTATATAAACCCTCAGAGTTTTTTATCTTTTCAAACGCGCGGGAGTTATCATACAGACTCTTTTTCGGTATAAACGAACTATTATTTCCTTCTTCCTTAGATAGTTTTTCATACTCTTTGTCAAGGAATACAGATTCGTCTTGTTGTAACATCCAACCTTTTCCAGGTGTAAACTCCATATACTCAAGTTTATCTGTAGCTACAGTTTTAACCCACCAGTCATCTGGTTGTATAAACTCTCCAGTATCATCTGGGTCATAGCCATAGTCAAGAAGCATTGCATATCTTACACCAGGGTCGTCTATTTCATCTTCAAGAAGCATATCATCTATAGACCTTTCTACATCATTATAGTATTCTGTATTCTCTCTGGTTATATATTCGTCCATAAGCTCAGAATACTTATAATATAGTTTTGATATTTGTTGATTTTCAGATAAAACTTTATTGCGAATATCTCGCATCTAAGATTTTATATCCATTAATATATTCCTTACTGATTCTGGTATATTATTACCATCAATTTCACCATATTGGTCTTTATGCGGTCTAAGTAATGCTTGTCTCTTTTCTTTAAGCTCATCGTATTCTTTTCCAAAGTCAATTGAAATTCCACGCATAGCTTCTTTTATTTTCTCAAATACTATTGCATTACCATCTTCATCTTTCTTAAACTGAAGTCTTGCGTTTCTTCTTGCCCACTTAAGGAATTTCTAATCGTCAAACTTAGAACTGTAACCATCTTGCATCCACTTGTTGAACGCTTTTTTACCGCCACATTCTTCAACTATCTTATCAAATTGTTTTTGCCAACCTTTTTGGTCATAAACAGGGTCGAATTTCTTACCTGTTTTCTTCTCTCTATAGTCGTTTAATTTCTTTCTGAAGTCTTGTAGTGAGCGAGCTATTTTAAGCTCTTCTCCGGTCTTTAAAACACCAAATATAGTATAATCCTCATACAGCATTGCTTTGTCTCTCCAAGCTGACTTTAAACGGTCCCATTCTTCATCTGTTAGCTTATCGAAATGTTTTATACCATTCTCATCTATAACACCCTGTTTAGATAATAACGACTGTATTTGAGAATCATATTGGTCTAATGCTTTTCTTGCAGAATATGGAACCTCTGACTATATTTTATAATACTCTGGAGTATATTTTCTATGAGAATTTTCTGCAAGCCATTTATTTCTCATATTATTCCACATAATTCTTGCATCATCATTCTAATCTGGTGGAAATCTATTATCATCTTTTAATATAAGACCATCTTTACTAAATTTTTTAGTAACGGCTCTATTTATATCTTTCAATGCATTATCGTAATTTTTCCAGAATTTACCATAATTTAAATTTCTTACAAGATAACCTGTAGTTTGACCATTTTCATCTAACTCATATAACTATAATTGAGACTCACCACGCTTAAGATTCTTAACAGCATTAAGCATAGCTAAACCAACTGGTATTGCGTCATTATCAGCATTCTCTATAGCTTTATTTACCATATGAGATATTGCTCTAATAGCCTCATTTGTTGATGAATCTGACGCTCCAGCATACAACTGTCTAACACTTATATCATCATTGATAATCTCATGCATTACAAAAGAGTCTGCATATTTAACACCTTCTCTCGCACCAACAGATTCTGATACATCCTTCATTTTATCGTAGCTTATAGAATCTAACATGTGGTCTAATACAGCCTTAGCAGCTGTAGTTACTGATGACAAATTATCAACATCTTGTTTAACATTTAGTAAATCATCTACTGATATTTTATCTTTGTCAATTTTTCCCTTGTTATATAAGTCTACAATTTGTTGAATGTTACCATCTTCACTAAGCATGAGTTGAAGTTGTTCAACGATTGAGTCATACATTTTTATATTGCTATGCATTTGAAACATATAATCATTAGATGTAAAACTTTTATGCTTGTAATAAATATCGAAGATTTCTTGTTTATCTTGTATTAATTGTGGTACAACCTGTCTCAAAAACGATGTAATGGCATCATATTGAGATATAGTTGATATTGTAAACAAGTCTATCTAAGATTGTGTTGAGTTGATTAGATTAGCTTTCTTCGATGCGTCTAAACTTGATGTTCTAATTGCATTAAGTCTAACAGATAGTGAATTTTGTATATTTTGATAATAAGTATCACTATTGTTAGATGATTTTTTATAATGTCTATCTATATAGTCTACAGCTTTATTAAGATGAATAATGTTTTCACCAGCCATATCATAATCAGATGCATTTTTCATTATATCATCATAATAATTTATAACTTCCTAATTTGAAGGTTCTTTATTAACAATTACATTTCTTGACATTAAAAAATCTTCAACCTACTTACTAAGCTTATCAAACTCTTTAACACTACCTACTACACTTCTACCAACAAGTATTTTTGATATTGCGTTTATTATATTATTAAGTGTTCGTATAACAATATTTTTATTATTGTCTATTAATTTTGCTACTTTATAAACTTGCTCTCTAGTATATTCATCTGATGCTAATTCTGCAACAAATTCAAACTCATCTTCCATAGCGTACAATGCACCATCCACGTCGCTAAATATAGAAGAAAACTCTTTAAAGTGTTTGTTTATATAGTTATAAAACTTTTTCACATTTCTCTATAAATCCTTTTCTTCTTTAGTTTGTGGATTACGTAATGCACCAGTTGTTAATTGATGCACAATCTCGTGTATTAATGTATTCGCTACATATCTATTTGAATAATTTCTTAATACATTACCGTTAAACTGTATATATCTATAACCTTTAACAATTACACTGTCAGCGTCTGCATTTATACTATTATTAATCCTTACTGGAATATCGTGCTTAGATAAAACTTTGGCTAATATTTTATTCTTTAAAGAAAACGTATTAGTATCTAGGAAATATTGTAACAAATATGTAGAACTCACAACTTCTCCTGCAAATAACCTTGTTACTGGGTCATGCCTACCAATACCATCACCAAAAGTCTAATTAGCACTAAATAGAGCAATCGAAGCTCTTTCATTATTCATTATTGGTTCGTGATTGATATCTAAATAAGAATCTTTATTTGGTTTATTTGAAAGCCAATCTCCGTACGTATTAATATACCTTTTAGAATAATATTGAGCTTTTTCTTTTATAGACTTAAGATAATCACCATTATTCTTAGCAAGAATATCAGAGAATAATCTGGAATCTATACCGTTTGGATTCTCTTTAGATTGACTGTTTGGAACTTTATCTAAAAACAATCCTCCGTTTTTATCATACAACCTATAAGCTGCTTCCATAGCATATAAATCTAAGCCGACTCTCTAATTTCTTAGATTAGCCGACTTAAATTCATCTTCCGTCATAGGTTGTCCACCAAATGCTTGAATCATACTATTAAAGCCATCAAACACTTCTTTATTTTTATAATATGGACAAAACATATATTATTAACATTTTTCGTGATTATTATCTTCTAAATCATTCTCTAAATCTTCCTAAACTTCGTCCAAGAAATCATCAGAGCTATAGTCTATAGCATTAGAAAGTATACTTAGCGAATCAAAACTAGATATATTATTGCTAGCGTCATCATCTGTTTTACTTTCTGTCTAAGTTTTAGAATCTTCGCCAGTATTTTCTTTTAATGTCCTTTCTACTATATTAGATGATTTGTCGTCATAGTTCATTACATCTTTAGCTAATGTTTGATTTATATCAATATACTCATTTATAGCTGCATCTTCTAATAAATTTTCACTATCGTCAACCTCATACTGAAGTTCTTTTATATAATTTCTAAATGCTTTATTATCAGATGTAAGATTATTATTACAGTATATTATATTCTTACCAGAGAACGTATATTGCATATAATTAGACAATACGGCTACAGATTTTGCTAAAGCATATCTTTTAGAGTTTCCTTTTTTAGTAGAAGATGTTGATATTCTATTTATATTAACGTCATTGATAGACAGTTGGTTTAATATTTCTCTAATAAAAGAATGTAGGTCTTGCAAAGCTAAAACTCTACGAGCTTTAAAGCTTTCAAGCATCTCTCTATTTTGTTTAAGAAGCACTTCTTTTTCTTTCACATCTTGTGTATCAAAAACATTCTCAAGTCTTTCAATTTCACTCTCAATATATTTACTGATTCTATCATCACTAACTCCTCTTTCTAATATATAATCAAATATTGGAGTTGTAAAGTGTATAATAGCATTATCCTTATTTATTAAGGTTAAAATCTTATTTATAAACTTAGACGGGTTTTCACTCATATTAACAGTAACGGTTTTCTATTTAGCATCTTCACTCTTTATTGTATTATAATAATCTGATTCTTTAACAGAATCATTTACTATATTTATAACTACATCAGCTTTGTTTATACCAACTCTATCTGGAGCTTTTTGACCAGCCTTTAACTTAACTGGACCAACTTTTATAACACGTTCGGGATTAGCAATTTGAGTCTGAATAAAGTTATCTTTATACTATGATGTAGATTGTTTTATTACAGGCTTATACCATGATAATTCAAAACCATAACCGCTATTAGCCTCATTACTATCTTTTACAAGCTTTTCTACATCAGATACAACTTTATCATGAGAGAACTCTTCATCAAGTTTATTATTTTCAAATATGGAACCAACACCAAAAGACCCATACATCTCAAGAATATTTGCTTGACCTTGTTTTATTCCAGCCTTGTTTGTAGCAGCGTAAACATATTGAATACCAACGATATTACCATCTCTATATTTAATAACAGAACCTATATTTTTATACAACATATAATTCTTTCCACTCTTAATTTTAATATAAGAGCTATCAGAATTGCTAGTAACTATAAAGTTAGGATAAACCTTATTATCTTCATTTTGAACAATTACTGGCTCTCCAAGAACATCATAACCTCCTCCTAATAAAAAAACACTTTCATCTTCTTTTATATAGTGAGTTTTAACTATATTATCATCGTACCAATAGTTTCTTGATATAATATCGATTATATTTTCTGCTCTATCAGCTTCAATATTATTAACATCATAGTTATATAAACTTAATAAATCATTGTTTGTATTTACAAGTTTATTTTCACTACGATTCATATCGTGTAGAGCAAACATAAGAGCTTTATCATATTGAGCTCTGTATTCAACAGGAACTAAATCAAAGAATGCGTCAACTCTATTCTGGTCATAAGAAGAATAATATGCATAGAAAGCTAAATCTTCAGCAAGTTGTCTAACATTTTCATCTTGATATGATAACAGTTGACTAAATGCGCTTGATAAAATCTATTTCTTACTTTGATTAACTTTCATTTGATTTGTAGATAACACAAATCTACCAACAGGTGATTTTTCATTAGCTGATATTGGATTTAGATAATTCAAAAGCTCATTCTGAACACCAAGTGTAACTGGGTCTATAAGACCTGGGTAATTCTAAGGATTAGCTTGCATATCACTCTTAAGTTTGTTAAATCTTAAAAAGATATTATCAACTTCTTTATTACCAAACAATATAGTTTTAATTTTATCTTTAACAAGATTTATATCACCACCCATTGTAAAGTCTATAGCGTCTGGATTTCTTTCTTTAAATGATGCAGATTTAATAATTCTTGAACCAACGCCAAATAACGATAAGAACCTTAAGACATTATCAATAGAATCAGATATTGTGTTTACAACCTCATCTTTTGAAGTAGGTTTGTAACTAACAGTATTTTCATCTGCATCTTTAAAGCCTAATGTCTAACCCATTATGTTTCTGAATATATTATCAAATAGTCTTGTTGCTGTAAACGATTGATTCTTAAGTAATAATCTTGTTAGCTTTTTAGACTCTTTAAATTTACTACCTAAGAATGTGTTCTTAAAATATTCATTTATAGCTACGGTAGATTCAAATCTCCCTAAAGATACTTTCTACCCAGTCTTAGCCTCTCTTTCTTTAGCGAGCTGCTAAACCCAAGATTTAAAATCTTTTCTGTTTATTGTAAATCCATCTGTTGTTTTAAATACATCTATACGATTTGAAAAGTTTATTTGCTGAGCTATAGAATTACCAAACTTCTTAGTATCAATCTGAGATACTTTAACTAAATCTGATAATTTTTTAGCATAAACACCAACATCTTTAAATGAGTTTAGTGCACAAGCTTGGAACGCAAGCGATGAAGCTTTGTTAACTCCTGGTTTACTATTACTAAATTCTAACGATTTCTTTCCAAGTTCAACATCAAACATCTACTTCTTAGAAAATGGTCTTTTTATAGACTTTCTTTCCTCTGGTGTGATATCTTTGTGATTTTTGTCTATAATTAAAGAATCTACATAGTTTATAAAACTCCTAATCTACTTTTGAGAATCCTTATCGTCAACAGCTAATAAACACTCTTTAAGTTGTTTTATAATACCGTAGTATATTTGATTATATATACTCTTTTCATACTTGCCAGTATAATCACCTTCACTCTTATCACCTTCTAAGTTAAAACCATATACATTACCAGAGTTGTTTTTTATATTAGCAAACTCTTTTATAGATGGTTGTGTTAGGAATGTAAATACACCAAGACCCTTTCCAGCTCTAATTAAGAAGTTAGTATGACTATATGTAGCTTGGTTTACATTTAAAGCAAACACATATGGGTCTTTAGCAACGTCCACATTAGCATTAACCATTGCAGATAGCCAGTCAGCAATACGCATTCCATCTTCTCCATATATAGCATCAAGACTTCCAAACTCATATGGATTTTCACCATAGTCAAATGTTAATCTAGTGTACTGTGTAAGAGATAAGTTTGTAACATTAAGAGCAAATGGTCCAATACCTTGCTTACCAGAACTAAACTCAAGTTTTCTCATAGTTTGGAAATACGGACTAAGTTGATAACCTCCAACAGAATAGCCATTAGATGTATTTTTTAGATACTTCTTAACAAGCTAGTCTTGCAATATATTTGTTACAACGTCAATAGAACCTCTTGCAAGTGAGAAGTTTTTATCATCTGTAAGAATGTCTATATAAGTATTTATAAGGTGATTTTTTACAGCTTTTTCTATATCTAAATCATCAACAATAGAATTAATAGACTCATCGTCTTGACTTTCTATAGCTTTAGCGACATCCTCTTCACTTCTTCCAGACATTTTAGATATAATTTTAACAGCGACCTACATATTACTAGATTCGCCATTATAAATAGACTCTATTAAATCATAATCTATATCGTGTTCAGAACCTGATTTGTTAAAGTATTTAAGAGCTAAGAATATCTTATCAACGTCGAAGTCGGAACCAGTCTGACCAGTAAACTCTCTTGGTACTATTATAACATCTCCAGACTGTTTTGGAAGAATATCAACAACTTGTGGCGCAAACATTGACGATTGACCCTGTGTAGGAATACGATAGCCAACACCAAGTGGATTTGCATTTTCTCCAATTATATTCTTTTCAAACAACCAAGCTCTTATAGCTTCATATCCCATTTGTTGAATATTAGCTGGAACTATATCCCTAAAGAAGTTTTCGCTTAATATCACTTGGGTGTAGTTTTTATTAGTCTTCCACTTTAATTCGTTTCCATTATTCAATTGTATTGATTTTGGTATTCTACCTTTAGCTTGTTCAAGTCCAAGTAAATTATCACCTTTCTTAAATGCAGAGAATCCAAGTACAGATTGCTGAATAGCAGTACCACCTTTTGAGTTTATATCTACAACAAGTTTATTTATAAACTTAGATACACTATTCTCAAATACTCTTCTTGACATTAAGCTTGATATAGTTCCACCTTTACTAAGTATTTGTAAAGCAGATGCGCCTAAACCATTGCTACTACAAACTCTCTAAACAAAACTTGATACAGAAGAATTATCAACATCTCCATCTTCGTTAAAAAACTCATCTTTTACAGATATTACACCAAACTATGTAAGTAGATTAATTGTGGTCATAATATCCTTTCTAATAGACTTTCCAGTTCTTCTTTTATCACCATGACCATACTTCTCATCATCAACTAAGTTTGAGAATGCCAGCTTAAACATCTGCTTACCAATCATACGTTCGTCTGTTTCGTGAGCTTTTGTATTTAACTGCATTCTAAGATTATCTAAACTTTGAACTTTTACAGAAAGTGAATTTTCAGAACCTTTATTAATAACAATTCCGGTCTTATAATCTATAGCAGTATCACTATCTCTATCAACTAAAGAAGATAGTTTAGAAACGCCATCTTCAACATTAGAATCATTAGATATTAACTGTAATCCTTTTTGAACAGCACCAACCTTAACAGCTGATTTAAAAGTAATCATATCTATCCAATCACCATATCTATTCATTCTTAGATATAGTTTAGAACCCGTGTTTGTAGACATGTTAAATTTAAACAATGGAAATATAGCCATCTTATTAAGTAATGTTCTATTTCTAAAATTATCACCCTCCTTGTGAGAATAATTATCAAAATAAGACATCTTTAATGGGAATAGCTGTAACTTTTGAATCTTTGATGCGAGATTTTTATCTTTAGCCCAATCTTGCTCTCCAATGTTTACACGTTCACCATCTTCGTTTATATAATATCCGTTTTCGATTATATTAAACGCATCTTCATCAGAATATCCAGTTTCATCTGGAACTACAGACCACTGTCCGAGACCAATTCTAACTCTTCTATACAAATCTGGTCTTATTATAACCTGAGCATCACATACATTTATTTTCTTATATGGGTCCATCTATTGGTCAAGTTGAGATTCTATCCTTTCTTTTATATCTTTAGGAATACTATTATATAAAATATCAAAGTAAGTTTTGTCAGAATATAATAAATCTATAGCCTGTGATTTAGAAACTCTTTTTGGCTTTATGTTTTCGCCATTAGACCTATCTTTAGCTTTCTTATAAAGAATGCCAGCTATATGTGATATAAAGTTATCAAATTGTTCTTTTATAACACCAGTTCTAACATAATCTACAACAAGCTAAGTTAAGAATTTTTGTTTTACTTCGTCGTAGAATAATGATGGTGTTTTAATATCTTCAACATCAAGTGTTGTGTATTTAGAATGACTTGGTATGTTTAGCTTTTCTATTTCATCTTTATTATACTGAGTTCTAATCTCTTCTCCTGGAGATAATGTACTTCCAAGACGTTTGATTTTATCAGAGTGCATATCATCTAGGTTGTCAACGTCAACATCGATGCTAATGTTATTATTTTCATTAGAAATAGATAATGTTGTACTAACAAAAGGAGCTTTCTTGTTACCTTTATTCTTATATTGAGCAGGGTCTCCAGAGAATACTTTTTCAAATTCTACAGTTGAAATTATACTATTTACAAAATGATTACTTATAAGAGATACGAGTGCACTATTTTGAATATAATAGTTATCGTATAAATCGTTGCCTGAGAATAATTTAGTCTTAGATAAAGCTTCAACATAAGGATTAAAGAATTGTTGCGGTATATTTGTAGGTACAAATCTGCCATTTTTATCTTTCTTTACCATTTGCAATGGTCCGTTCTCAGATAACAGCTCAAGCTCATTAGTAACACCTCTATATATAAAGTTGTTTACACTATTTAAAATATCCTTTGAATATTTATTAATGCCAAGATTCTCCTCTTCTACAGCATATTCTCTCAACTTTTTTAAATAATCTCTAACAAGTTCAAATCCATCTAATTCAGACTTATCTGAACGCAAAGCTCTTAATTGTGATACATTATAACCATTCATAACTGAATTGTCATCTTCTGTAACCTTAAATCCAGGTGTTTCAAGCTTTTTCTGAGCTTCAAATATTGCCTGTAGAATTTGGTTTAGGTTTAGATTATGTTCTACATTGTACCCATTTATATATTCTGGCACTATATCGTAAAAATACCTAAATTTACCACCATTACCAGAAAAGTCCATTCTACCATCCTTTATAACACCATGGAAATTTTCTTGAAGTTTATTTGGATTTTCAGTAAGATATTTTATATTATCTTCAGAATAGTACTGTATAAGAGCATCTAGTTCATCTATAAAATAACCAGCAAGTATATTTAATGTATCATTAGAATATTTAGGAATAATATTTCCATTTATATCTACACTAAAGCCATTAAAATTAGAACCATTATACATTTGGTTAATAGCTCTGCTTTCAATATCTTCTCTATTATAACTATTAGATGGGAGACTTCTATACCAATCCATTACATAAGACTTTAATTCGTAATCATCTAACTCATTAATTGGTACTTCGACAATACTATTATCACTCTTAAATTTCTTTATAGTTTTAAAATTCTCAGTATAAACATCAACAGCAGCACTTCTAATAAGTTTATTTGGTATTTCTGATATTACAACATCATGTCTTAATTTTAGATTTGGTGATGTTATAGAGTACCAAGTTTTCTTATCAGCCATAGTTGGTAATATAAGATGGTCGTTCTCTGTCATGTACATCTTTGAAAGATAATCTTCCATAGCTGTTATTCCAAAATAATCACTACCTTTTAATCTATCACCATCTTTAAGACCGACAAATGCATTTATCCTAAGCTGTGTTTTAGAATCATCTTCGTTAACATTGTCAGCAGCATCAAGCAATAAAGAGTGTCTTGAATAAGGGTCTCTTCTAAGATTTTTAGAAGTTTCAGACTGTGCATCGTTTAGATTTCTAACCCTACTTGATATATAGTTATTCTATCCTATAGGATAATACATTTCTCCACTTGGTCCTTTTACAGAGAAGTCTGATGGGTCTGGATGTACAGCGTCCCAAGATACAGCAAGTTGTGCTATAAATGAATCTTTGTTATAGTTGTTATATACTTGATCTAACTGTTTTTCAAAACCATTAACACTATCAGCTTGAATTATATTTTCACCCACAGAAGATGATAATGTTTCATTTATAATACCACTTATACCTCCTTTAGCTTTATCTGTGCTACTAAGAAGTCTATGAAGTATTTTGGCTTGTTCGTATCCAGATACATTCTCATTATCGGAGTTCATAGATATATAAATATCTATAGACTGTCTATCAGCATCTATGCCTATAGAGTTTAAGAATTTAACAATATCATTCTTTATTGCAGATTCTTCACCAGTATTATTAAGTTTAGATAGTACCGTTGATTCGCCTGATATATATCTTTTATTCTTTTTAACAAGAAGTTTAGATAGTTTTCTTATAACTTTATCAAGTTCTCTTTGCCTGCTACTAACAAAAGAATCGCTAACAACTATACCATTATTACCATCAATCTTTGTCAAACCGTTTGTAAATAGATTCTTAGACCACTGTCTTGCAATATTTCTTTCAGTTGATACAAGTGAATCATCATTTATTCTCCACTCTCTAAGTTTATCAGATATTAATGAGAATTGATATAAACTTGAATCTATATCTGTATCATCAATAAATTCGTCATCGTTATTATTCCAATCTTTTGGGTCTGATATTTTTATATAAGATACATTTGGTTTGCTTGAATTTATGGTAGCAAACAATTGGCTTCTAAGCTAAACATCTGGATTTTTATTAGCAAGTAATTGGTTAAGTTTTTCTTTGAGTGCGTAATAAAACACATCCGATTCTGCTCTACGAGAAACCATTCCGTATATAGAATTGTATTTATATTCACCCTTATTATATTTAACAACTCCATCTTTAACAACGTCTTCAGTATATACATCGTCAAGAGATGAGGCTTGCCATAAATCTTTAAGAATCTTTGTCCAAGCTTCGTTGAAATCCCAGAATAAAGACGAGCCAAAGCCATCTTGTACCATCTGTATATCTACTGAACCATCTTCATTAAAAACTCTTGTGTATTTAGGTATTGAATACATAAACATCTTAACTCTTAAAGCCGCATTGTCTTTTTTACTTATAGATAAATCAAACTTATCAAACTCAAAATCATTTCTTTCTTCTGCATCTTCAGCTTCATCAACATCCTCTTCTCTTCTAATCTTAACATTTATTCCAAAATCAGCAAAAGTTTCTACAAGCTTACGCTTTAAAAATTCTGGGTTATCATGTATATCTTGAAGCATTGATGACATTTGTTCTGAATCAGCTTCGTCAGCCATATCTTGAACCTTGTCAAGAAGCATACTAAAATCAAGCTGTTGATTCTTATCGTACGCACCAGAAATCTATTTAATCTTATCTATAGAGTCTATATTAAAGTCAGATATAACTTTTCTAACAACGGCGTCTAATACAGCAAATAAATCTGTATGATTATCTATATACTTAAGATTATTTAAATCCTTATTAGAAAATCCAGGAACTGAATAATCTATTTTGTTTACACCATATTTATACTTTTCAGCAAACTCTTTAGCTGATTGTTTATCAAGGTGTTCGGTATTACCAAACTCACCTCTTTTTATAGATCTAAATAAAGCTCTATACGCAGACTTTCTACGAGATGTTACAACAAAGTCAAGTATGTTATTAAACAACTTCTTAACCATTCCTGGTAGAGAATTATCTTGCTGCATAACTATATAGTTCATAAACTCATCGGCAAGAGCTTCTTCTATCATAAGATTTGTTACGCCATCTCTATTAAGTTCTTTATGAGTCTTAACGTATGAATCCCATATTTTAGAACGTGTGTTAGCATCATTAAGCAACAAGTTTACATAGTGCCAAGCCTCGTGATATGTAACACCTTCACCACCATTTGTTGAAAGTTGTATAAGACCTGTAAGCTCGCCAGCTATTCTATCTAAAGACACCTGCGTAACACCAAATACCTATTCGTTATCGGTACTTCTCATTACGCCGTTTCTAACTATAATATTATATCTGTTTATACCTAGATGTTTTTCAAGCCACTTAACAGCCTTATCTTTATCAAACTTACCATTTGATTTATGTTTAGAATATACACCAGTTACTGGTTGGCTCCAAGTTTTCATTGTACTTGTTGTAAACTGAAGTTTACCCTTACCGTTTTTAAACAAATCCAATCTAAGGTAACCGTTGTTATTTCTAATATTATTTATAGTTGTAAGAGCTGTGTTTTTTGTTATACCGCCAATGTCTTCAATTTTATATGAAGTTCCGTATTCTTTATTATACTTATCCAAGAAGTCTTTTACAAGAGAGTTTAGATGGTCTATAAGCTTATCCATATTACCTACATTAAACTTATTAAAGTCTGTATTTAAATATGGGTCTGTTACATATATAGCATCTTGCAAACCTCCATTCTTATTAGCACTTATATGAGCCTCTTCAAGTTGTTTTCTGTAAGCTTCTCTTTCTTCTTGTGTTTTAGGAGATTTGAATCCCATGTTTTTACGAAGCTCTACCACTTTACTACCATCTTCTACTTTACTACCAGCAGCTTCATTAGCCTTATTGAATAAATCGGGATTTATTACACTAAAACCAGTACTAACAACATCATTATTACTACCAACAAGTTCAACTTTTGAAGTTGATTGCGGTTTTCCATTAGACGGAGCTGGAGCTTCTGAATTAACACCACCAGCAAATACGAATGGGTCTTTAAATATCTTTTTAGATACATCTGTACTTACTTTTTTATTAGAAAGAAGCCAAGCTAACACACTAACGTTTGACTTTGGTGCAAATTTACCATTCTTAAGTTCAAAGAAATCACTAACCTTAAATGATAGTTGTTTATTATCAAGAATATCTATAGTTTTTTCAAGCTGCTGTTCTGGAGTTAAACCTTTACCGGAGAAATACTCACTAATCATATTTTGTATAAATCTACCAATTAATGATGTAGAATCTCCAACTTTTATAGATGAGTTTATAAAATCTATATCAGTATTCCAGTGCATTTGAGTCGCTATAGCATGAACTATTTCTCTTCTATTAGCTTCTCCTTGTTCTGAATCTTCAAATATTTCATCTTCGGTATATATCTTTTCTTGATAACCGTTGAGAGGGTCGCCTATACCTATATGTAACTTATTTATACCACTATTATCAACATCTCCAAAGAATAATTGCTTTCTTGCTAAGAAGTTCATAGGGTCTCCGCCAGTTTTTGGTTGATTTCTCAATAGTGTTTTCTCACCGCTATGTATAAAGAACTCTACAATATTATCAATTTCAGTCCTATTATTAGTTCCAAAATTAAATCTTCCGCATAGCATATACATCAAAATCTCAGCAGTAGATGGAATAATTTTACCATTACTTGTATTTATGAGTTTTCCTTGTATAGCGTCATATGATAGAGTGAGTTTAACATCATCTTTAGAACCTATGAACTTAGTTTTTCTATGTCCTTCCTTATCTATAAAATCCTGAGTATCGAATCTTTCCTCATGTAGCATTATTGGTACAAGTGCATCTGTTCCAGATAATCCTTTAACAAGCCAATATAGCTTACCAGACAACCCTTTACCATCATAAATCTTTCCAGAATCTTTTGATAATAAACCATATATTGCAAATTGTTCAGAAGTCTCTGCTAATGCACCTTTACCATATCCAAGAAGAATACTTCCGTCGTTTATTTGAGTTTGTATCTAATCTATTGTAGCTGAACCATTATTACCAACAACTCTCTTCTCTTTAACATTATCTATAACACCATTACTTTGTTGAACATAAGATGGAGTTACATCATCTCTAACATGTTCTGGGAATATATATTCAACAACTTCTTTACCATTTTGTTTGATAATTCTTTTTTCTAAATACTTATCAATTATACTATTTCTAAGCTCTCTAAGACCATTTATTTGGTCTTTTATAGCTTCTTCGGTAAGCATTTTCTTACCAGGTTTTTGATAATGTTTTCTTGCAAGTATTTTAAATTGAGTATGTACATTCCTCCAAGTTGTTAAATCTTGCTTGTATTCATTCTCATATTCAGATTTGTGATAATCTTTCTTTAATGGTTTATGTAACCACCAGTTTTCAAAATCACTTTCTTTTCTACCCTGACTAATCCACCAAGATTTAGCAAGCTTCATTTCCATTGCGTTTATAGCATCTATGGCTAACTTAGCCCTTCTGCTATAACTATTTGGTAATCTTTGCCCTGGCTTTAATATCTTAGAAAAATCAACACCTTTTGTTATTAATCTGTCAATTAAATTCTTCTATTGAGATACTGTATATTTACCATTTGGGTCTCCAGGTATATCACTAACCATTAATCCAAGAGCTCTAAGAGTAGTAGCGTATGTATTATTGTCATCTTCAAGTATAAGACATACGGTCATTGAGTCTCTAACGTCGCCTATAGTATTCTTCTCGGACTGTTGAGATTGAGTTACTATATAGTATTTTTTTGTAGACTGTAACCAACCTTCTTGAGAAAGCTTTTCAGACAATTGCTTGCCAGATGCTAAAGGTTTATTTAGCTTAACTTGCTCACCATTAACAGTAAGCTTCATTAATTCATATTCTCCAGTTTCTTCAAATAAGTCTGGATTTGGTTGATAGAAGAATGTATTGCTTATAAAACTACCTATAGTATCATCTGTAACATTCATTCTATACATCTCAACATCTTGCACAGTTCCATCTGGAAGTTCTTTTTGGTCAAATCCATCAATCTCAGCCCTACCTAATATTATAAGCTCGTCCATTAATTGTTTAGACTGCTTCTTAGATAGAACTTTATCTTTGTATTTTACCCTTCCGGTTGTACTATAATCTTCTGTATCAATATCACTAGCATCTTCTATATATTCAAAAGATTCAGCCTCGGCTTCTGCCGCAGCTTCTTGAATATCAATTTCATCGTTTAATACCTCAGCTTCAACTTCAGACGCAGTCTATTGAACATCATCGTCTTCTAACTCTAATTCAACAGCAGCTTCTTGAGTTTCAGAATCATCTTCAATATATTCTTCAGGTTCTTCATAATCAGCATCATCTGGAAATTCTTCTTCTAAATAATCATCTTTCTGTTTTTCAGTTTTAGAATCAAGTTCAGAATCTGTTTTATCACCATTATCTATAATACTATCAATATCATCTTCATCTCGAGTACTTGTAGATTTGGCTGGTTTGTTTTCTGGCTATTTTTTAGCTGGTGTATCTTTACTTGGAACGGTTTCACCACCATCACCCTCTTCGTTAACATCAGAATCATCAGCCATCATTCCATTAATAAGAGAGCTTAATGGGTCTTTTGGGCTTTCTTTAAGTTCTTCTTTAGAATTATTATCTTCAACATCATCTGTATCCTTTTTACCATTCAGAGCTTTTTCTTTTTGTTTACGCTTTCTATCATCACGAGTTTTATTTCTATTCATATATCTTTCAGCAAGCTCGTCTTCTTGGTGTAACGTATCAGGAGTTATAAGCTCACTACTTGCAGGCACTTCACCTTCAGTAGTATTAGATTTTTCGCTATCTGCAGCATTGATGATTTTATCCACTGCTGAATCAACTTTATCCTAAGCTTCTTCATCACCGTCTGTAGCATCATTTAAATCTACTTCTGTAACTGGTGCATTTTTCCATAACCTATTAGCTATTCTATATCTATGTTCTTGGTCTTCAAGGTCTTTAAGAAGCTGTTTTAATTGAGCTTTTTTAGAAACTTCGCTCATATCTTTACGAGTAACCTACACATCAACATGTTCAGATTCTAATTCATTCCTAGAATTAAGCCTAGCATTCATCTTCTCAAACTGGGTGAGTTCTTCATTAAACACGTCAGTTCTATTTGTACCATTTATAGCTTCATTAAGAGATATTGGATTTATAGATATATCTTTATTACCAGCAAGAGAATACATTTGAGCTAATATCTTTTGAGATTTCAAAGAAGCTTTATTTATAAAGTATCTTGTAACAGCCTAGTCATAAGAATTATCATTATCTATTTCATACTCCTCAATGTCGTCTTCAAACAAATCATCATATGTATAGTTTATTTTACCTTTCTTATTCCCAAGAACTCTATTTTGTTCATCAACAAGACCTTTCTCCATTCTCTTAAGTTCTGATATAAGAGTTCCAAGCTTACTTGTATCTATATCAAGACCAGTCTCTATTTGATATAAATTAAGAAATTCCAACCTTGATTCAGATAATGATAATATCTTTCTTATATTATTAAGTTGTCTACGAGAATTTAATACGGCTATTCTTTCTTTAATAAATTCAGCTTTAGATACGTTGTTGTTAAAAGCATAATCCTCAGCAATGCTTCTTATCTCTTCAGAAAAATCTTTATCGTTTTTAAATCTATCAATTAAAGAAGAATATATTACTTCGGCATTAAGTTTAGAACGTAAAGCTTTAACTATAAACTTATTTTTTATAGCATCGTTGAAATTTTTAGACAAGTTATTAAATTGCTCTTTATGAGCTTGTCTAAATGCGTATTCTATAGCTGAATTTTTTAAAGAAGCATTTCCAAACACACTTGCTATATCTTCATCAAATGCAGCTTTTCCAAGCCTACCACTTGCATGATTTTGCGAAACATACTCTCTTATATGTTTATTGTTTTTAAACGAGTCAAAGTTACTTAGTTCTTTGGTAAATAAATTAAAATCATCTTTACGCTTCTTATCTATAGACTCTTTAGTAGATTCATATTCATCACTAAGTTTTTTAATTGTTTTCGCAAGCTTAGGATTTTCACTTTGAATCTTATTTATTTCATCATCTGACAAAGTTCCTTCAAATAGCATATCTACAATATTAGCTCTTTCATGATTAAGCCTATCAACTTCTATTGCATTTTGATTAGCAGCATCATTACTCATCTGATAGTCTGTTATTCTCTTAGCTCCAGTTATTACGAAGTTTTTATATTTATCACTAAAAGTTTCAATACCAGCTTCGTTTAAAGTCTTTCTGATTTCTTTATTGTTATATAAATTATATGCGTTTTGCATTAACTATATATCAGCATCCATATTAGACTTTCTTATAAAGGGATTACTTTCATCAAGCTAACCCTTAAGTCTATTCATAGATGTTATAAGCTGTTTATCAGTAATTCCGCTTCTAAATGCATTATAAAATAATTCAAGATGAGACTGGTCGTCAAGGTCTTCAAAATGTTTACCTATAAGGCTTGTTACAGTTCTGTCTGATTTTACTTGTTGTACAAAATCTCTAAAACTATCACCATTTCTAAACTTAGATGGTAATACATTTTTAAGCGAATGCTGAACTCCACTTTGTATAATAGATGAAGCAAAACCTATATTCATAGCCTTCCTAATCTCATCAGTATTCAAGTTCTTATCAAATGGTCTTAAACCAAAATAAGCAAGAACAGATTCGCCAGCGAGACCTACATTGCCAAATACTTCATCTATATCTAATATATTAGCATCTTTTCCGTATTCGTCATAAAGTCCTCTTGCGTATCTATCTTGTAATATCTGCTGTTGACCTTCTTCAATTCCTTCAGAAATACCCTCTGCGAGTAAAAGTTTGCTTTTATTTTTTAAATAATTACCTAAAGACTTTGTATAAAGACCTTTTGTCATATTGCTTGCAAACTACTCTGCAGAAGCTGCTTCTTTCTTTATAAATCTATTTGCTATTTTATCTGTAGCAGCATTAAAGATACCATTAAATGTAGGTAAATAATCTTGAACGCCAACAAGTTCTTCCATTACTGGTTGTGATAGCTTAGATGATGCTGCTCGTAAAGAAGGGCTTAAAAATTTAGCTATAGCTTGATTAGCTCTACTATTAATAACAGCTTTAGCAAATTTATTTAAAGCTTTACCACCGAATGAATAGAATGGCATTTGTTGAGCATAATCCATCAAAGCTAATGCGTTATTCGCATTAACAAGTTTATTTATACCCTTTCTTGCATCTTTTTTAATTTGTTCAAATGCTGAGTTGTCTGTTTGTACATTAAAAGCAACACCCATCTCTATAAGTTCTTGAGGAGTCATATCTGTTGTATCAAGATTATTTCTTCTTGCATAATCTTTAATTTCAGATATAACATTACTTATATTTCTTTCATCTGTAGCGGCAAGTTCAGAGAATACTCTTGTACCAAGACCTTGAATCTTTTCCATTCCAGTTTCTTGCTCGCGCTGTTTAACCGCAGAATTAATACTATTAGCAACAGATGCTCCAGTTGCAGCCCAACCTATAACTGGAAGTTTTTTAGCAGCAAACATTAATAACGCATCTACACCTTGAGCATTAAGAGTATGTTTCATCATAGCAACGCTAGATGCAGATTGTACAGCAGCATATTGGGGATGTATAATAAAATCATACCAGTTTTCACCAAACTTATCTACACCTTGTTTAAATGATTCTGGAATATCTTCTGGATTATAAAGTTTTATAGTTCCATTAGCCCAATTATCTTTATTTTTTAAAGCATTTCTTTTTAGGTTTAGAGAATTACTCACACTTCCATCATATAACATACTTATAACAGGAATAGCACTAGCCATCTAACCAAGTGTTACATTACCAGTTCTTGCAGCATATTTATCTTGTTCATATTCTACGGTTTTTTCTGCAATCATATCTTTAAAATACTTCTTCCATTCCTGAGCTTTCTTTACGTCGTATTGTTTTTGATTTTTCTTGTAAAGATTTAAGAATGAATCAGAGTTCATGATTGCTTGCTCTGTTATAGCTGTATTGTAATATGAATTATTAGTTAATCCTGTAGCATTTCCAAGCTTCCCTAAATAATTAGCTCCGTAATTTAGAATGTTTTTACCAAGGTTTAATAATTGAATCGGACCATCATACCATTTATCATTTCCACCTAAGTTTTGAAATATATAAGATGCGTTTGCTTTAATTTTATCAGAAGTTGATACATTGTCAAGATTGTACATAAGTTTTCTGACAACTTGATGATTTCTACCTTCTCCTGTAAAATAATCATCAAGACTCTTTATTTGCTTATTAGCTTCATCATATTGAACTTTAAGTGTTTGATATTCTATATCACTCGTACTACCACCAGATTTTATATGGTAATTCATAAGTGCTTCGAGCTTACTTTTGTCATTTTGAAATTTACTATACTCTTCAACGAGCTATATATCATTAAGACCTTGCTGATAATCATCTATTTTAGCTAAATCGTCACTAGATGAAGTTTCGAGCATTTTTTGTGTAAACGCCCTCGCTGTGTTTTTAAAACCAACATCACCAATAGCCATACCAACAGTAAGAGCTAATGTTGATGAATTTAAATTATCAATAAAGCTTTTTGCTTTGTCGAGCCATGAATCTTGCTCTATGCTTGCTCCGTTGTCCACATAACTATACGTAGCGGGAGCATTGTAAATGGAAGTAGCGTCTCCTTTATATATACCACTATTATAAGGCGCAGAGAAAGCCTGGTTTTGAGCGGCTTTATTTTGCTCAAAACTGGCTAACCATGCGTTTGCACTAGGAGTTGTATATGAAGTTTTATTTTTACTACCATTATTAAAACTCTTATATCTCATATTAATCATCTTGTCTATGAAGATTTATATTGTCTTTGTATTTCTCTTGCTGCGGCTTCTTTTCCGCCAAATAAACTCTTATCATAAGAAGTGTCTACTTGTCCATAACCTTGACCGCCATTGTTATCTATCTGCTTAGATACTGGTATTTCTACAAACGTATTATCTTCTTTCTTATCTATAGTATCACCATTAACATTCATCATTCTTAAACCTAAACTCCTTATCAATTGAGGAATATTAGAAGAGCCAACTCCTATAGAATTTGCATACCTTTCAAGCACACTATATGGTACTGAAACATTTGCTAAAATATCCAAGGATTGACCCTTACCTCTATTTGGAACAGTTGTTACACCGATTCCATTTTTACTAACAACCCAGCCTTTTACCTTGTTTCTCTTGAGGAAATTTTGGAATGTTTTACTTATACTACCATTTGTTAAATCTCTTCCAGTAGACGCATTATGCGCTCTATAATTTCCAAACCAAACTCCACTTTCTGAAAAGTTTAATACAGGATGTTTCTTTCCAAACTTAGATTTTTTCTCATCTATTACATAATTTTCTTCATTTCCTCCTGTAAGAAGATTTATTATTTGTTTTCTACCTTCTTCATTGATATCTGTAAATACATTGTTATAGTATTTAGAGTTTATTCTATTTCTTTCATTATCACTATAACCATTATTACCAGTATTCTTATCAGAATAAGCCATAGCGTTAGTAAATCTACTTGTTACATTACCAAACTTATCTATAAGTCCGTTTTTGGCAGCGTTACCATAACCTTCAGCTGAAACTTTATTCCACCAATTTCTATGATGTATCGCATTATCGTAAAGTTTCTTTTGATATGGAGATAAACGACTATATCTAACTTTCCAGTTTGCTTGTTCGTCCTTAGATAGTTTACCATCTCCATTACTGTCGGCTTTACTTAATACACTATAAGCCTTACCTAACCAATAATCTGATATCTTCTTAGTATTTGCTTGGAAGTTCTTTGGACCAGCTATATTATCAGTCTTCTTTCTATTTGCAGACTCTATAAGCTATTCTGTAAATGAAAGAGGAATTGGTTGCTGTTGTTGGTTCTTAAGTGCAGGATTACCATTTCCATCTGGAGTAGAATTTGATAACCTCCATTGTAGATATGCCATCTCTCTCTGTTTAGCTGCATTAAATGCTGCCATTTCCCTATCGTGAGCAAAGCCTTCTCTACGAGCTTGTGTTTGATATGCTTGTTGCTTATCGAGCATTGCATACTGATTAACCTGTTCTATAGGTTTAATCTTATACTCGTCATTAGCGGCAGCGACATTCTGCTACAATCTGTATTCTATTTGCTAATTGGTTGGCTTTTCAATACCTTCTGATAATAACTAGTTCTTTGCTACATTTCTATAGTAGTCAGCTATTTGAGAACCGTTCCAACCTGGAGTATTTTTAGCTGCAATGCCAAGTAAATCGTCCTTTGTAAATCCTGTATAATTATATCTTTTATCGTATTTAACGCCAAAACCTTCAACTTCTTTTTGTGTAAGTGAATGTGGTGTTCTATTATTATACCAGTTCTCTGTAGCTTCTTTTAATGTCATAAACTATGATGGAGCTTGTCTTGTCCAAATACCATCTCTAAGAGTATCCCAATCTTCAATAGTCTTACCACCATTGACAAAGTCTTCATAGTCTTTATTATACCTACCTTGAGCTTCAAGAACACCCCTATTTTTGAGATATTCTTGAGCTGTTTTAGAAGCCATCTTTAATTTATTTATTTCCCCAATAGGAGCATTGTTAATTCTCCTTGATATAATGGCTCTACCTTCGGCAGACCTAAGTGGGTCGATTCCTCTAGCATATAAGTCTTCTATGGTATCTCTCATACCCTAAGTAACATTGGTTGTATACCAATCCATATCTTTCTGTATAGGACTATAGAAATCTCCATACTCCCTTTTAAATTCCTTCATTTCATCTACACCTCGCTGATACATATCTCTTGCAGCGTTTATAGATGCCAGCATTATCTGAGAATCGTATAAATCTCTAACTGGGAGCTGGACCCACTAATCTCTCGAGTAAACCATATTTTAAATAATTATTGCCAATTTAACCATCTTGGGTCTGGGTTTGTAAAATCAATATACTGTGGAACGTATGTTGCATAAGGTATAACTACATCATTTGTAACTCCAGTTGGTCTTACAGTGCCAGGTTTTATTTTAGTTGTTTTATTACTATTAGGATTGTAGTTCTTAATGTATGTCATAAGTTTAGTAGGCTCCTTTTGTCCAAAAATACTATTATTAGCACCAGTATTTAAACTCATTGTTGGTACAAATTTATAAGGACTATTGTTGCTATTAATACCATTCATAAAGTTATAATACTTTGAATAAGAGAATGGTCTATCATTATTATCAGGTATATTATCACCGTTGTTGCCAGCATTAAACTTATCTCTATCTAAATCTACTTGTTGCTGATATAATCCAAGCATTCCGTTACCAGTCTTACGCTTATATTCATTTGCTGCGTATTGCTGTAAGTAATCCATAAAGTTACGGATACCCATTTGCATACCTTGTTGTCTTGCTGCGTGTGCTTGTGATGCGTATTCTGTGTTATACTGATTAGCTTGTTGTCTACGTTGAGCTAATGCATTACCAGCATTAAGTGCGGCTTCAGCCCACTTACCTCTATACTGATTATTAACTTCTTGTGCTTTTTGTATCACATCTGCTATATTACTTTGAGTACCTAATCCCATAGCAACATTAGCTAAATACTTCTGAGAACCACTTAAACCACCAGCTCTATTGATTGCATATCTATTAATTCTATCTTGTTTATATACGTCTTGTATTGCTTTATATGGGTTTACGTTCAGCTTTGACATTTCGTTCAATGCAGCAGTTTCGTATGGGTTACCAGCGTATACATCAGGAGTGTGTATCTTCTAACCTCTTGCATCAAAATATTGACCAAGACTTGTAAGCATTCCAAGACCCATCGGTACAGCATTACTATACCAGCTCATTGGTTCTATATAACCATACGTATTATTCTTACCTTTTGCATATCCAGGCATATTATAGTTATTTTGCATTTCTTGTTGACTATGTTGAAGAGCTTGTTGCTCTGATAAATCTTTAAGTTTTTGAACGATAGGTTCTTTTAATTTATTTACTTGTTGCTGTTGTAGCTCATCACTCTGTTTACCTATAGTTCCTCTAAGTTTATTTATAGAACTATTTGTTCTATTTTCATACTTCTTATTAATCTTTTCAAGTGCTTGTGTGTATGGTAAAGATTGGTCTCTAAATGTCATTCCATTTCTCCAATCTATATCTTGACCTAGAACAATTGTACTATCGTTTAAGTTTGCTAGATTTGTATCTTGTCCTAACTTACCATCTTTAACAACATGTCCAGTTGTTTTACTTGTATCATTTATATTATCTATAATACTTTCTCCAGCAGCAACTCTAGCATTAGGTGTAGTATTAACTTTTCCTTGTGATGTGTACACATTGGTTTTTGTATTAATACCATTAGCAGAATAACCTTTATCCTTACCACGCTTAGCGTACAATACATCATCTTGAGTTGTACCGTTTGTATTATAATAATCATTAATCATATAGTCAGATTGTGATGAACTCTGATTATAGTTATTTGTTGCTTCTGCGTCTTTTTTTGCCAGTTCTAATCTTCTAAGCATTTTACGCTTTCTTTTAGCACCACCAAATAAACCACCTATAAGACCTCCTAAAGCACCTACGGCACCACCAATCAATCCTCCAACTGGTCCAGCAACACTTCCAATAGTTGAACCCAATGCAGCTCCAGACCCAACAGTCTTCATTGTATTATTTTGACTCTATCTTCTAAGTTCTGTTAGCTAAGCCCCTCTATCTATATCATTTATTCTCTGATACCCAAAACCTATACCATTTGAATACGATGTTCCAGTTTCGTCAAGTATATCATTTACACTCTTAACGCCACCAAATGCATTACCCAAATCTCCAGCGAATTGTATTCCTGAAGACATAATATTACTGGCGTTATCTCCTAATTTACCAACAACGCCTTTAATATTAGAGTTTCTTCCATTTAATGGTCTATACTATCCATCTATATTGTAATAATCATTTGTATCTCCATACATATTACGCCTTGATGCGTACCATGGTAAATATGATGTGCCATATGCAAATCCAGGAAGATACTATATAGGCATTCTCATTCTTCTTCTATAATTTAACTCCATAAAGCTCTATATTTAGTTGTTATATATTGTATAATAATATTATCAGCTATGTTATTTTTAATATCACATTCCATAGACTTACCTCTCATTCTATTTCCATATAAGCCTGCATTAGAAGCTCTAGGAATTGCAGCTCTATAATCATAATATCTCTATGATATATATTCAGGAGTTAATTCATTAGATACCTAACCTTGAGTTGCGAATGTTTCTTTTATGTTATCTTTAAATTCTAGACTACCATTAAATATTATATTATCAAATACTTTAACCTATTGATAATACTCATTAATTACATACTTTAGCTAGAATTCTTTAATAGTGTTAGTGTTGTCGTTATGTCTAATATTACCACTTTTATCAAACTCTACCAAACTATCATTACCATTAACTATGATATTCCTATCAAAGTAGTTAATACTATCAACGTTTGCAGATATTGTATATACAGAATGAAACAATTGAGTCTCATCATTATAAACAAGAACTCTACTATCTCCATTCCAAAACATAACTTCATTATACTTTGAATTGTATAATATTTTCTTTGGTTTTGGTGCTTCTAGTCTAACGTCGTACATACCTTCCTCTGTTGCTTTTTGAACACCTTTGATTCTAGATATTATACTATAAGAATTACCGCCAGAATACTGGCAATATTCTTTATTATCGTAGTCTATCCAGTATAAAGCTGTGTTAGTAACGAGGTCTGAAAAGTTACCATCTTCCATTCCATTTGTAGTTGATATATAATCATATCTATCAAGAACTCCTCCTGAACCAAGTAATAGCTAATTACTATTATTATCTGTTAACGTTGTTCTTTCATTTACAGACAGTAATCCAAATGCTCTCTCTTGAAAGAATACCAAACTATTCTTAAAAGTCTTAAGCTCTGTTATCTTTCCGTAATCTGGAGATACGTCTATATAGTTTGCAGCTAAGAACGTTGTCCAAGAATCTTGTAGTTCTCCATTTTCCTTCTTATTTGAATATCTACATCTATAATCGAAATACTCATCATTCTTGTTTAATAAAGATGACTTAATAGTATTTATCTGTAGTTTGTAGTCTGAACTATATGCTGTATTATATACAAATTGAGGTTTATCTTGAGCTGGATGATTTAATATTCTACCAGACTCTTCTTGAATCCAAGATATATTATCTCCAGAATCATTGTTAATAAATTGAGTTCCAGATGTATACATTAGATTTATACTAGTCTCAACTGGTATATAATTAACTATAGTTGTTGTTAATGGTCCGTGTAATCCTTTAAACTCAAACTTATGTAATGATACATATTCAAATGGACATATATAAGTATCTCCATTAAATACTTCTGCTACATTCTCAGCACCTTTATTGTACTTATAAACATCTGAATAGCTATAGTATAAACTATTTTCTATACTATTCTTTTCATAACCTCCGTAAGGAATACACTCTTTAACTATATTGCATAAATAAGTACCTTGTGTTGTAAATGAATATATGTTATTTTCATTCTCAGGTCCATACGTAGCATCATAACTAAAGTATGTATTAGCAAACTTTGGTGCGTTTATAACGTAATCATTAACTGGCTTACCTATAGTTTCACTATTATACCCTAATCGGCGTAATCCAGGCATAATACTACCATCATCATTATAAACTACAGCTTGTATAACCTTAGAACCAATAGTATCTGTTAATTGATATATCTCTGAATTTAGTTGAGATGAGTCAGAATGTTTCCATTTGTTATTCAACTATATTAATAATCCAGATGAACCAGGACCTACTAAAGATTGGTACACATAGTCTACATCGCCGTGTTTTTCAAACCATGCATTCATCTCACTCACACTAAGTCCATATATACCACCCATAACCCAATTGCAGAATTGATAAGTTCCTACAATATTTATCTAATCTATATATTTTAAAGATGGGTTGCCTTTAGAATCTAATGTTCCAAAATCATTCCACTTCTCTCCTTTTACAAATTTAAGGTTTTTTATTTCACATATGTTATCAGAGGTATACATAACAGTACCGTATGTATATAATTTATCATTAAGTTTATATGTTATGTTATCAACAAATCCTTTTCTATGTGGAAGCATTGTTACAACTGATGATTGATTATAATATTTAAAAACAAGTTTAGATGTTTTTAATTTATCAACAACCTTATTAACATCATCCATGTAATCAGGTGCTCCACCACCACCAGTTTTGCTTATTCTTAAATCGTATGCGAATTTAAATATACTATAACCAGAATAGTTATCGTATATTTTAGCATTTCTTTCAAAACCATTAGAATCTATAACTCTAGGATTGTTATCATCATGATTTACCTATAATAGTGTATTTTTTTGATTTTCAGCAAACCATTCATCTTGTCTTTTTTCAAACGACGAATTTGGGAATAGATATTTAAGTGTATTTATATTAACATTTGTACCTTTTATTATATCCGTTACAGTTGTTGGTGTAAATGAAAACTCTGGTGATAAGAATTGATATAACTAGTCATTAAATATATTTGTACCTAACTGTCTATTTCCATTAGTCTCACGTATATCATTTAATGGATTTGCATTAAGTTCTACTGATGTTATAAACTTATTTGTAGACAATATAAAGTTTGGAGTGTACGGATAATTCTTATCATTTTTAAACGAGAATCTCTTAACAGGTCTAGATACAACTCCTTGTGATACTATTGATATATCATTTATAGTTCTATTACATCTAACTATTTCATATTGAGCTATATCATATTTATCTAAATCATGTAATTTAAACTCAACACCAAGAACATTAACACCAAGCTCTGTCTTTATACCACCAGCTTCAAACGTATTAAATCCATTTATGTATAATCCAGGTACTCTGATATCTGCAATCCATTTTACATTACTCTTATTGCCAAGACTATCTGTAAATATAATACCATATCTGTAAAGCTCACCTCTTCTTAGAGATTTTAGATTTGATGCTACTATTGGGTCATTATAAGATGCACCAGTATATAATCCACTATCTTTTATTTTACCAGCATCAACAAAATTTCCACGAGAATTTATATAGTATTTTTTAAAACCTATATTATTATTTGGACTAACATTTCTAACAGGTATTTTTGTACTATTACTTAACTTAATCTTCTTAGGGTCTATCTGTCCAAGATAAACGTCATCTATATTAGATGATGAATCATCAAAGTTAGTATTTTCGTTTCCATCTGGATTACCATCTCCAGAAATCTATGTTACAACAAATCTCCAGTCTATATGCTTACCAACACCACCATAATAAATAATACCATTATCCTTTGGTTGAAATAAATAAGTGTATGCAGAAGAACCTCCATTTTTTCTAATATCTTCCATATAAACGTCTGTATTTACAGACAAGTCACTCATATCGTTAATGATATTAAAACAATCTGTTTTCCTTGTAGTGTCATCAAACAACTTCCAATTGCTCGCTTTTAAATCATTTATGGTTTTACCATCTAACTTATTCTATCTATCAGAGTAATTAGCTGCAAATGCAAAACCTTGTTCAGAGAATCTTAATGATATTGTGTTTATATCATCAAACTTATCAGTTGTAACAGACTTTTCTTTAATCTAAGCTGCAAATAAATAATCATCTTTAGCTTCTATAACTCTAGGTATTATATGTATACCAGATGATGAATTATACTCTTCGACTGTTAACTTACCTAAACTCTAACCTCCATAGTCTATATATTCAAACGTACCATCATAATCACCTTCGTATATAATATCAATCTCTGGATGCTCTCCTATTTTATCATAATGCACTCTAAATATCTTTATTGTATCGTATATATTATTATCAACGTTAAATCTGAGCTTTATTCCCATATTGGTATTATTACCTTGTAAAACACCATCGTACAAATTACCACTTTTCTTATTTACAATTGGGATTATCTTTGTTAATGGTGATACTTGAGTTGCCTGTTTATAACGTCTATACAACTGATAACTATATTGGTTCATACCCGCTTTTAAGTTACCGTATGTAACTTCAACAACTTTAGGAGGATACATTATGAAATTATTATTAGATTCTATCTATTTAATACTTGTTGGTATATTATTTGGGTCTGGGAATAAATCAATAATCATTATCTAATGTTCGCCATCAGCTAAGTATAGTTTCATATTATCATTATTCTCAACTCTACCAACAATACTATATTGTCTAAATATAGCTTCTAATCCAATTTGTTTTGAGTTGAAGTCAGTACACGGTCCAAATATCAAACTTGCTGCATTACTATCGAAATTAACAAGCTTACTATTATCTTTTGGAATATCGAACCTATATATATATAAACAATCCTACCCTTCTGGATTCTATTTAGATACAAACAAAATACCATAATCTCTTATCTGGCAAGAACTTACAATAGTACCAAGTTGACCACTTGCTTCATCATATATATGGTCTGGCAATGTTAAACTTTTAAGTTCTCCAGTATTACCATCTCTACCCTAAATAAATCTTAAGTTTTTAGCAAGTCTGTACTAATTTGATTTAATTAAATGGTCTGCTACATCTGTATTCATACCACCATCAAACGAGTTAACTTGCATGTTTTGTTGTTTATTAGAATCCATTGTAGTAATCATTATAAGTTAATTGTTCTTTTCCTATATAATTAAAGAATGTATCATCTCCATCCCAATCTGGGATAAGTTTATTCCAATCATTCTTTATATTCTACATATCATCTGGAGTTGGCATCATGGCTTCAGCATAAGCTTGATTTCTATAATAATTCCATCTATTATGTATATAGTTATATATAGTAATGTTTGCACTCTTTAATTTCCCACCAAGCTATCCTTTCATAAACTTAGGGAATGACAACTTCATATTAACATACCAGTATATAGCTTCTTTGTATGATTCTAAATCTGGTATTAAAGGGTATCCTCTCTCATCTGTAGGTATTGCTTTATATGCAAGTTTAATGTACCCATTCTTCTTATTCATTACAATCCAACCTGGTTTTATAAAGTACTCTGGCTTTTCATAGAAGTCGTCATTATATAACAAGTCAGAGAAACCTCCAGTATTTGGTCTATTTATTTGAGCTTGAACTGTTGGCATTTTATGCTACATTCTTTGCTCTTCTGTAATCTATTCTTCCTTTGCTAAGTTTTTATCTTCAAAGTGTACATTCTTTATAGGTTTAGGTTGAGTAGTATTCTACTTCTTAAATATAGAAGTCTAAGTACTACATGGAATCCACGGACCATTTTCCGATGTAGAATAGGCTACCCCATCTAAATACACTAAGTCTGAAGGCAATGGAATCTAATTATCCTGTAATTTATATACAGGAACTCCATCGGCTCCAGACTGTCTACTGATATACTGCATAGGTGCACCAATCTTATCTATGGCTTCAAATATCCACTCCTTAATATCACTTGTACGCTACCTTACCTCAGAAGAATCTAAATCAGCCATAATCTTAGCTATAACTGATTCACATTTTATATACTTGTATATCATTTATATTTATATAATCTGTTTTGTTAAATATTAATTGAGCCAGTCTTCTTTTATTACGCCTAACAAGACTTAGCTGATATTTGTATCTATCTGGAAATGTCTGAGGTATCTTTGACCAATGTAACCTAAATTTATACCCGTCAGAGTGTTCATTTAAATGATATATACGTTTCCCAATATCTTTACTGGCTTTATAATCAACAGATAATGATTTATCTGTGTAAGTTTTAGGTTTATATTTACCAACTTGTATATAACCTAACCCAAAAGGCATTTTAAAGCCGTCTGAGCCGTCTAATACGCACTATAGTATAATATTACCCATTTCGCTTAATATGCGCTTATACGCGTCGTATGGCACGTCTATGGGTAAATCTTTATACATGTCTCTATATGTTATTGAGTTCTTATTCCTCATCGTCTTGTGGTCCATGTGGTTTAACGCTTGCTAATGTAGAGTTGTTACTATCATCGCTAGGTCTACCTAACATAAATGGTAATTCTTTACTCATAATCATTTGCTTTATTGGCGGTAACATCCACGCTGGTAATTTAATATCATCTTCTGTTTGTTTATCCCAATCATCGTCATTCTCATCTTCATATATAGCTAGAACCCATATATTCTTAAGTATATTGTTATCTTGTGTTCCTTGAACATAAATATAACCATCTTTAAAGAATGCTGTAAGTTCTCCGCCTGTGTATTTACGATGATAGTTATAATGACGACGTATGTGATTCATATATTGTATATTTTCTCCTTGCTGGTCGTGTATAGCAAGAATACTATCTTCATTGTCGTTATATATACCTTCTAATTTATCAATAGTCTTTTTTGTATATATTGCTAAATTATCTAAAGAAGGAACATCTTCTAACTTGTGAGGTCCAGTTTCCTTCTTATATATATCATCTGAAGCTGCTAATAAATCATCAATAGTTTCAGACTGAGCTTTAATCTTATCAAGACGCTCTTTAGTAAAGTATTTCTTATATTCCTTTACCCAATTTCTAATCTATTCTCTTGATAAGTCTTCACTCTCACTTATATTATTATTACGAACTAGAAGTAATATATCGTCTACAAACTATCTAAGTGTTATATATGTCATATTACTTATCTGTTGATTCTATTACTCTAACATCTGAAGTTTTAAGTAAGTCGTTAGTATTAACTATTTCATACTTATAAACATTTACTTTCTTAAAGTCTAGAGTAAATAGACGTTTAATAAAACTCTTCTTATTCTTATACTATCTCTTTTTGTATACAAATAAATACTGTTGATTCTTAACATCTAAGTTAATACTAACAGTATCTTTCCCAATAGTATAAGCTACTTTAGTTAGGTTGTTGTATTGTATAGTATCATTATATATACTATCTCTAAGTATAGTCTTAACTATATCCTACCCCCTAACCCCCTTACTTGCTGTAACGTAAATAGTCTATGTTTGAGTTGCGACTGTATTTATGACCTTAGGTTTAATCTTTAACTCCTTTCTAACACTATCTATCTACTATATAAGCTTATCGTTTACATTGCGTAACTAAGACATATCTAGTTTTAAAACGTTATTAGCCTACTCAGAACCATTTAATATATTCTGGTAGGCTTCAACGTTATTATTAGCTATTTCTAGGCTCTCTGAGAGGCGTTTATTCCTGTTGTATAGATTTATACTAACAAAGGTGAGAACGCCTACCAGAACGCCAATAAATGCCTTATACGCGATTCTTTTGTTTTTTAGTACTAGGCTAATCATCATCGCTAAGTTCATTTTCTGTTATATTGTTTACAATACCGTTATCAGTTAACATTGCTCTTATCTCTCCAACCTTAGTATTTACATATGCTGATACACCGAATATACTTCCAGCATATACAAACGTTTGTGCAATATACCATAATATACTATCTTCTATATTATGTTGGTTTAAAAAGAAAGATAAAAATGCTAGTGTTATGCCACTTATTATTGACATAGTGGCAGTTGAATATTGTACTAAATCTTTGTGATGCCTTTTCATGATATTTCTATTGTTACTTTTCCTTTTTTACAAGCATCTCGTATAATCGGGTATAGTTTATCAACAAAAGGTTTTGAGTTGATAACTTTTCCAGTAACCTTGTTCTATCCAAGTAATATACATCCTTCTGAATCGTTTGCTGTATTTCCAGCATGTATCAATACACCGCTAAATGAATTAACGTTTAATAGTCTTGGAGTATATCTTTTAAATCTTGGAGAATAAGCCCACACTACTTCATACTTACCGTATGGAATAGCGGTTTTTCCTTTAATCTTTGTCTCTCCGTTATCGAAGACACCGTTCTTATTTAAATCTCTAACTTTATCCTCAATAGTGTCACAAAAGTACTCACCATCAATATAAAGCTTTCCTATTGTATATGTATCGCGTAGAGCAATACGTTTAAGCTCTAGTTTCATATAATTAAGTTTTATAGGATTATCTAATATAATCCTTTAATATAAACTGTTCACCTTTATCTATAGTCATCGTTCTAAGATTATTAGAACCCCATCCAGGCTGATATAATGTTACAACTATAACAACTCTATATCTACCTAATGTCTTCTAATCTTGAGCTGGGAAATACATCTCAATCTCATTCTTATTAGCTGTAACTCTAGAAGGTGCTAAATATTCTTTTGGTATAATTTTAAACTGTTTAGACCTTACACCAAATCCATTATAAGATGGGAAGAAGTGATAATCATCAATTGGACCAAACATACCACCATTAAATACTTGTTGGTTATATGGTAGCCAGTTGTAGCTAAATCTACCAGTATAATTCAAATCATATTCTGTTGGTGAATAATATTGTGGATATCTAAAGTTGTCTAAATTAACATACGCTTCTTCATCCATATTCATAACATAACATCTAAGTTGTTTAATTGCTGTGTTATCGAAGTCAGATAATTCATCTAATGTAAAGGTTAGTTTAATATCAGTACCTATTGTATATTTTGGTGTTTCCATTTACATTTTGTATTATAACAAAAAAGCTGAAGTAGGGCTAAGCCCAACCCCAGCTAGATTGTGTGTTAGTTAAAATTAAAGCTTAATTGAAGCTACTGATTCGTTAACATCAGCAGGAACAAAAGCAGCAAGAGCTGCCTTAATAGCAGCACCTTTACCTTCTATTGGGTAAATCTCTACAGATTGTTTAGCAATTCTGTGGAGGTCATCAGCAGAACGATACATGTTCTCAAACTGAAGAGTAATAGCATCATACTTACCATCAAGCTTAACATTCATTTCTGGAAGGTTAGCTTCAATAAGAGTACCATTACCACGGTTAAGAATACCATCGTAACCCATAGCAGCAGCTTCACGGTCACGTACATACTTAGCAGACGCTGTATAAACCTTACCAGGAGTCTTCTTAATTTCAAGACCAGGGAGAGATACTTTCTTATTAGAACCAATTGCGCTAATACCTGCAATATCGTTATAAGCAACCCAAACACTTACGCTGAAACGTACTGTAGCAGCAGGACTGATAGAGTTAACTGAGTTATCATCATCGTAAGGCATAGCTTCGAGAGTCAAAACACCAGCGTTATCTTTAGCTATAACACGAGCCCTCTTGTGGTCCTTATTAATTATAGCTTCAAATGCCTTAGAAATCTTAGCAACTGTATCACCTTCTTTTGTAACATATTCGTAAGATTCTGTCCATTTACGATAACGAGTATTCATATCTTTGTAAACGATACGAAGAACTACGCTATGACCAGAAGTCTTAAGCTTATCTACAGTATTTACATCTGTAACAGCAGCAAAGTTAACTGCAACTTTTTCAGCTTCGTCAGCCTGATATTTTTCACAAGCGAAGTTTTTAATAGCATCCTTTTGAATTGGGTTTGTCCAATCAATAACAGGAGCAAACTTCATAGTGCCATCAGGTTCAATTACTGTAGAAACTTTCTTTGTTACAAGACCGATTCTAATAGCTTTAGCAGAAGCGTTAACTGTAGCAACACCAACGTTTGGATTCTCCATATCAGCTATAATAAGCTTACCAACGCTGTCAATCTGTTCAGCTTTATCTTTAGCAAGTGTTGAGGTGTCAGCTGCAATAAGCTCACCAACGTTACTTACAAAAACGTCATTTACATATGTAATCATAATATAATGTTTTAAATTAATTTTTTCTACTCACCGCACACTCATTGTATATATAATACACAACCACGGCTTTCCACGTTAAAATTATTCTTGTGTCATAACTTCCTGAGTTATAGACTTATATCTAGCATTACCTGTATTTTCTAAATACATTTGTGCTGCTATTTTAATAATCTCAGGCATTGTTATGTTATCAAAATCTTGGTATTCCTCGAAAGGATTATCAAGTGTTATCTTGCTTGGCTTTCTTAAATACCCAAGCACGTATTCCTATATTTTATAGTTTTTATCCGTAAGAAGTTTACAACCAGTAGCTGTACAAACTCTTAATGGTCTAGCTATCCCATACTTATAATGGAAATCTGTTAGACTATTTGTAACTCTATACATAAAACTATCAGATGTACATTCAAATATACTAGTGCTGTATTTATTACCACCATCGTTATTTGTTATTATTACATCTTCATTTAAAGAGAATAAGAAATCATCTGGATAATTTTCAATTTCATATACATCATACAATGGGTCATTGTTGTTGTAATTAAACGTAGTATACTTTTTACTTGTATATAAGTTAATTAAATCGTTCCTACGCTTCTCATTTTGTTCGTATGATGTTTTATGTATAAAGTCGCTGTTAAACCTTATCTTAGTAAATTTATCAACAGCTTGATTAATCCAGAATAAAGAGTCTGTTGTTGTTGGCTTCTTGATATCGTTTATAACGCCAATCTCGGTTTCAAAGGCTTCAAGTATGTCTATGTATTTCATTCTTCATCCTCCTTTTTGTTATTAGCGGCATCTTTAAGAGCCTACATCTATTGTTTAGCTTTACGCTTCAGACTCTCTAATGTAACACCATATTTATATGTATAAATATACAAATCTACAGCTCCTTTAACTATATCCCAGAATGCTGTATATGGCAATTCACATGGCTCTTCTGGATTTTTTAGTATTGAAAATTCTCCAGGTAAAGAGTAATATGTAACATACACACTATCAACTTCAGTATACTTATCGTGAAATAGCTACGCATTATGAGTCTAGTCAGAACTATCTGCAATTGATTCTAGCACAACTACTGGACTTCTCATTATAGCGCCACTGTCTATTAATGTATCAATAACTTCATTAATATCATACTCACTACAAATTTTATTAGATAACATGTGTGTTTGTTTTACAATTCCAACACCAGGCTAAACAGCGCTAGTTTCTTGTGGATGTTTATATGATTTAGAACATATAGAAGAGCTGTTTATATACATGTAATAATCAGCTGGTAGTAAGAAGTGTTTAACATTCTTATATTCTTCTTTATATTCTTGGATTGGATTATCGAATACTCTACACTTCTCAGTTTTAATAAGAGTTCTAAGTCTATCTTGTATACTTGGAATTGCTTCTGGTCTATCTTTAACCTGAATAAGCTATATCATTAACTATTGAACGTATTGTTGACAATATTCATTTAGAAACTTATAAATAGTCTCTGTATCAACTTTATTTTCAATCTCAAACGAAGGGTCTATTTCTATTAACCTACGTTCAAATTCCATTCCTAATTGGTATGTCTATTCTATCGTCATGATTCAAACCCTCTCAATTGTGCTTTAGTTTGCATTCTAGGAGACTCAACTGTTTCCATAGACATTACTAAAGCTAAGTTAATAAGCTCTTCAGCCATAGTATCTGATAATTCAAATTCAATATCATTTTGTTCTTGTATCGGTTTGTTTTTATCAGCAAACTTCTTTGGCATTTTTATATATTCTACAATAGCACTTGCGAATATTATTTGCTATCCAGTACCGTTTATAAAGTCATTGCCAGCAGCAATCATTATAGATTTATCTGTTATACAATAAACTGGGTGTTTAGTCCATGGTTTATTATTCATACTAGATAAAAATTTATTAAACTGTAATGATGTTACCTACTTAGCATAAGCCTACATTTTAATTGGTTCAAGTTGTCCGTTAGTTGTATTTGTTAAATATACATTTACAACATATAACATCTAATTCTTATCAAATGGTACAACACTATACATGTTTGTCTGGATATTACCTGGTCCATTTAAATCTTCTTGGATATATGTAACAAGCTATTGTAAATCTTCGACTGCTTTCTCATCACCTTCAAACGGCATCTTCCTTATATTGTTACCTGTAAATTTTTGAGCTATTAGAGCTAAGTATGCTTTGTCTAGTAATGTTGCAATCTCATAATCAGTTAACGACGGATATGACGTGGTGACATTTTCCTTGTCATATTCAATCATAAACTTTTCGTATATATCTGCGTGCGTCATACGTCGTTTAAAATTTTATTATTTATTACTTGCTTCGTTAATAATAACAAGCTTTAAATCCTGATTCTTTTTATTATCTAAATAAGCTATAGCTTCTTGAAGTGATGTAGCAAACATATCTGAACCATAATAATAGTTCGTCTTATCTTTACGTATAACACCTTTAGAAATAGCTTCTTCAATAATAAATTCTGTGTCTTTAGTTTTATTATCAATCCACTTATCGAAGAACTTTTTAGGATTCTTATCAACAAGTGTAAATAATGTAGATTCTACAAGTTCGTTAGAAAGGTCATCTGATTTAACACCAAACAATCTAAGACACTTACGCATTTGCTCTAAGCTAAGCTTATCAAATTCACGAATAGCATCTCTACGAAGTTTATTAATCTTATTCTGTTCTACAGCTTCAGCTTGACGATTAATTAGCAAGTAATCTTTACCAGCATCAAGCTTATCAAGCGATGTAGCAACTCTTTTATGACCAGTTAGGAATTTAATAATCATTTCCTGACGTGGAATAGAATCATCTAAAAGTAATGGTTTGGCACCAATTTTTACACAGAAGGTTGTCCAAAAATCACTTGTACGAGACAAATGACCATCATTATAACCTAAAACTTTTTCAAAATGTTTTTCATCTTCTGGAGTAAGTCCAGTATATATCGAGCCTGACCTTGTAAAATAAGGGGCGATATAATCAAAACATCTGCTGTACTTTAATAAGCCAGCCCATGGATTTTTTTTCTTAATTCTTAATTCAACTACCATAATATTTATTTAAATTAGTGTTGTTCCGTATATAATGTTAATATAAAAGGGTCTGGTGATAACAACCATGAACCCTTTTTATATTATACATTATATAGACGAACGAGACTCGTTATTTCAATCCGTCAGGATTGGAATATAAGAGTCGAGGCGAGACTCGTTATTTCAATTAGGCTGTATATTCTGAATCATCAGCATCGCAGTAAAGTACACCACAAGCCAATGGGTTTCTAACCATGATACCCTCTTCGCCTAAGAAGTGAACCTGATAACCATCACGGCTATTAGAACGTAGAGTATCTTTTGAAGAACCGTAACCACTTGGGATTACAGAACCACCTGTACACCATTGTACAAATTCGCGACCCTTACGACAAACCTTAACAATATTAGCCTGACCATCACGCATACCGAGGTCGAGGAACAAGAATGTGTAAGACATCAATGGTTTGCCTGACAGTGGGTGTAGTTGACGGAACATTTCCATGTTGTCAAACAACGCACACTTCTTAAGAGTCAATTCGATACCGTTTGTCATCTTGTAAGTTGTGAACTGACCACCGAGTGTTAACTCTTGACCATTACCAGTGATGAACTTAGTATCAATGAGCTGCATGTTAGCAACTTTATCTTTAAGGATACGGTCAAATTCTCTGAACATTTATATTTAGTTTAAATCGCTACTTTAAACTCGGCGTATTAGACCATTAACACCGCACATACTTTCATATGTGATTAGACTATATCTTTTACTCATTTGAGTAATTTACCACTTCGAGTTCGCTTGAACCCTACTCCATTTCGGATAGTCGTTGAACTTTACATTTACACTTTTGAGTTTTTATTTTATAACCCTTCATAGAGCCACTTGGTATATATATATCTTTATTGCCATATCTTTTTATCATTGTACACAGTGTAGATTTTTTTATTCCAAATATCTTTCCAGCATCTTCAAGACCGATTAATGTAAACCTTTCACATTCATTATAAAATGTAACAGATTGTTTTACAACGTACATTAGTCCATTGTCGTATGCTCTTCTTTTATTCTCTTCTATATCACACCATTCTAAGTTATCTAAACTATTATTTAGCTTATCGCAATCTTTATGGTCTATAGAATTGTATTTATTTGGATTTGGTATAAATTGGTCAGCAAGAACTTCATGCATCATTCTTCTACTCCAATCTACATTATACCTTATATAACCGTGTTTTATAGTAGTACCAACAAATCTTTTACTAACAGTATTATATAAAGAACCATTTTTATTTATTATATAACCAGGGTGATTGTTTAGTTCTACATGCTATGAAAAATCAATATCTTTAAATGTGTTGTCTAAAAGTTTACCAATATTATATTTATATGGTTTATTATTAGACCCAAATATAGTTACAGTACCATCTATATTCTTTACAGTATTCTTTGTAAATCTATCATAAACTATACCATCTATATATATTATATACCTAAACTCAAATCCTCTTAAAGGTTTGTGTAATGTCTTAGCTGCTGATTGTCTATTAAACATCTATGTGTTCATAATTTATATTGTTAATCTATGTTAATAAATTCTTTAAGATTTTCCAGCAATTCAGTAAATTTGCTTTATAATATCACTATTATAAGGAGCTATATTTAACCCATCTCTCCAGTTAATGCAATGAACTTACGTTCGTTTGTACCAAGCATATTATAGCAAAGGTCAAACAAGTAATCTTCAAGCAATTCTGATGTTAGAGTTGTGTAGTAACGAGTATTAGCTGGGCTAATCTGCTCGAACAAACCTGCTGAGATAGCAACAGGTCTGCCATTTGTACCTTTATTTGAGTATGTACCATCAGCATTGCGGTTAGATTTAGCAAAGAGTAATTGATACTCTTCACGCTTCTTCCATTCACGAAGAGCCAACCAGTACTGATAGTCTGCCCACAAGTAAGACTTCTTACCCGTTTCAGGGTCTGTAAGAGCAATAGCCAATACAGTAGAGTAAGCATCACCTGTAATATCGTAAGAAAGACGCATTGTCATCAAGTTATTACGCATCTTAAATGGAGTCTGATAGTTCAGGATATCCGCCTCGTCTGAATACTCTTCGTAAGCAGAACCTATACGACTTACCTGACGACCTGGGAGCAAGTATTCAGAAGGAATATATGCACCAGAACCTGCATCAGCAACGTAGCATTCATAAACCCAAGCGCTACCATCTTGATAAGGTGTACCAGAAACACGAACCTGGAATCTATAGTTGTCGAATGACAAGATTGCACCAGGACCGAAGTACTTCTCTTCAAGAGCTATATAAATTGGAGAGTTACCAATACCAGCGGTAACCTGTGTACCAGCTGTGATTAGTTGACCATTCCATTTTGCGTAGAGAATATTTACAGCGTGGTCTTGGTCGATTTGAACAGCCCACTCATATTCTCTATTTTCGATAGTCATTGTTTTACCAAGACCACCAGTAATCATATCGATAGTAGTTGATACACCATCATCTTTAGTACCAAATACAAGAGATAAGATACCTGCAACTTCATGAGGCTTTGTTAACAAAGCATTAGAAATCATATTTTCGTCTACAAGGTCAGAGAAGCGTTTTCCTCTGTACAACTGTAAACCATTAAGTAAAGTATTATTCATAATTATTTATAATTTATTTTATCTTAAAATAGACCACTTACTAATTCAGCCGCACTTTTTTGTTTTTGTTGTGAGTTATATGTAGTGTGGTTTTTAGAAGTATGTCTAAGTAGTTTTCTAAGTTTTTCAGCAGCGGATGTTTCACCGTCGCGCTTAGCACCAGAAACTAAAGTATCACCCTTCATTGTAAAATAAGCAGATTCTATTAGATTCTTTGAAAGATTAGCATTAAAGTCTTTCTGGTATTGAGAAATACCATCTTGGTCAACTTTAAATATATAATCATAAAGAGCAGCTCTATCTTCTTTTGGGATAGAGATACCTCTAATAGAATCTAAACTACTGATATCTTGAGATACGTTTTGGAAGAACTGTTTATTTTGCTCCTCCTGCTATTTAGCAAGCTCTTCTTGCTGCTTTCTACTCTCTTCAATTTCCTGCTGTCTAATGAACTTTAAACGCTCTAGAGCATCTTCTGATTCATCATACAACATATCAGCATCTTCATATCTACTAATTTTATTATTAATCTGTTCATCAGTATAACCATTATATTTTAATAGTTCTCTAATTATAGACTTTTGGTTAGACTCATTTTCTAGGTCTAAGTTTTCAAATGATAATGATTCCTGTTGTTTTGCGTAGAAGTCTTCAAACTTACCACCATTCTTAACATATTCGTCAAGTTTAGCGATTCGGTCATCAGCATACTTTGGTACAGAGTTTTGTTCAACAACTTTACCAAGATATTCTGTAAACTGGTCTACAGTAACAGGTTTGTCATCATCGTTAAAATCCGTCATATTCCAACCCAAAGATTCTCCGACTGCATCAAACAGAGCTAAAACTTGTTGAGCTTCAGTTACTTCTTCTTCAGACGATTCAGAATCATTGCTGTCATCAATATCATCATTGATGTCAGTATTATCTTTATCATCATCCTTTTTAGAGTTGTTTAAAATATGTTCTGAGACATCACTATCATCATTACCAACAGTGAACTCGCCCTTGTTTTCGTCATCCTCAGAGTCGCCATCTTCGGTGTCTGGAGTTTCTTTTTCAGTATCTACCTCAACAACACTATCTTGTCTACCCATGTTTGTTACATCTGTAGTATCTGTAGTCTCAGCACCATTTCCATAAATAGAACCGAGCATTTCATCAAGTGCTGATGGTTTATTTTCTTTCTTTTTTGCCATAATTATTAATTAATAATTAAATATTATTTTCGCATAATTGCGTGTATTATTTTATCGTGGTATATTTATTATAACATTTCTACCACCACTATGATTTAAATAGTCTCTTGTTTTATTATAATTAAACCCATTTGAAAGCTATTCGACGCTTGGTGTGTACACATGTCCATTGTTACTCCATGTTCCACCAACTATACCTAGTGGATTAGCGTCAGATACAACGCCAGAGTATATAGACTCATTACTAAATGTTGGATGGTATACAGTTTTACCAATATCTGAAAAGTGTGCATCACTATTACGTTTTAGCATTCTTATTGCGTCACGCCTATCTTTATCATAAAACATTCGATAATCATATGTATTATCATTAAGCATTTGTGTTAAAGCTTCATCTTCGCCCATTTTCCAATCACGAGCTTTCTTTCTAGCAAGTTTAATTATATAGTTATAATACTAATCATCATCCTTACCATTAGCAAATCCTGGCTATAGTAAAGGCTATCCATTCATTATAGCACTCATAGTCTATTCAATAGGAGGTAAATAAAGCATTCTATTTGTATTTACGGTATGAGCTGGTGTTATTGTTTGCTAAATCTATGGTGTTTGATAATTATATATGTAATCTTGTTTCTATTGGTTAGAACTTCCAAAAGGTTTTAAATAAACCTAATTAAAAGGCTATTGTATGTTATCTTCTATAACCTATTGTTGTACAGGTTTATCTAAAATGTTAGGAACAACTGGCGCTAAAGGCTTTTTATAAGGCTCACCCATTATATGATAATGTTTAGCTGCTGCTTTCCTAAGCGAACTCATACCAGCTAATCCTTTAGAGTAGTTCTCATACGTATCACCATAATATCCTTTAGTCTTAAGAACTCTAGCATAATCATAAACATTATTAGATTGTAAAGCTTTTCTATATCTAGAAGACATTGTGTTTAAATAAGCATCAATAAAATCCCTATCGTTCTTAAACACTGTATAATTACCATTGCCATCATACCCATAACCTCCATAGTTATGATTATTCCTTGCTACATCACTTGTACCATAAGTACTTTCCCAAGCAAGCTGACTCACGACATTGTCATAAGCAGCTCTACTTGTAAAACCTCGTTTTCTAAGACCTTCATATACTAAGGGTCCTAACTTGTCAGCAAAAGCTGTAAATTTATTACCACTTTGTTTTGGAGCTTTTAATCTTGCCATATTATTCCTCCCCACTTACTTTATTCTTCAATGCAGTTGAAGCTTTAATCTTCTCTCTTTGTAGAGCAGCATCATCCTTTTGCTTCTGTAAAGCCATTTCGTGGTCCATACGCTTCTTTTCTAGACTTATCTTAGCATCTTCTATCTCTCTCTTTTGGCGAGCCTCATAGCGCTTTAAATAAGCTTCCTGGTCTATCTTACGTTGAGCTGTAGCATCTTTAGCTATCTCAATTGGGTCAGGTATACCATTGAAGTCAGCATCTTTATCTTCAGTACCACGGTAAGCACTAATCTCAGCTACAGCAATCTTAGTTTGGTTATCAGCATCAATCTTATATCTCTCTAAGTCCATCTTAGCCTCTTCAAGCATAAGTTCTTGCTGTTTAGCTTCATTTTGCATTTGCTGTAACTGTTGTTGCTGTTGAGCTTCAGCTTCTTGCTGTTGTTTCTGTAATTGTTCTTGACGAGTTTGCATATCCTTAAGCTTTTGCTTAATTATATTAAAGTTATCATTTGTAAGTATTTCAGATGCTTCTAACAGGCTAGCTCCATTCTGCATAGCAGGTTGTATAAGGGATTGTAGTTTCTGTATATTCTCTAAATCTTTAGTAGAGTCACTTACAAACACATCCATGTCTTCATAGTAAAACTTCTTAGCTAAATCTAAGAACGCTCTTTCTCCATTATCAAATACATACGATAACTTTTGTTTACCAGTGTTTTCCCAAGCGCCCTTTGCTGTATTCAACAACATAGTTAATACTCGTCTCTTACACTGGTTATGAACCCAGAATAAAGGTTCTGTAATATGTGAAGATTGTACAACAGAACGTTCAACATTACCAACAAGTTCAGATGTACTAATAGAACCTTCTCTTTGAGATGTTATACCAGATATAGTACCAGCTAGTTGTTCTATCTTATCCATTAATTGAATGTACTCAGATATAACCTGAGACATTGTTAAGTCTAATGATGTTATCTGATTAAATGAAGCTGGTTTACCACCTTCTCTTCCAGGTATGTCAAATCCTGTTTCGTATGGATTTATAAAGTTAACACCTACAGATGATAGATAATGTAACCATCTATCTGGTGTAATATTCATAGATTTAGGAATCTATGTTATATCCATATTTACAACCTTACCTTTATCACGAGCTATAGCTAACTCAAGTCTATACCATAATACAATATACATGTATTGTAATGGTTTTAATATACTAACAAGTGAACGTGGTCTACTATTTGTATTACTGTAAACACATCCACAGTATGGTAGTTTTTGAGAGTTTGGGTTATCTATACTAACATGCTGATATTCTATAGGCTGTATACCGAAATACAAATCAGAGCCAGCTCTATATCCTTCCCAAACTTCTACAATCCAACCAGGTTCTATAGATAGTTCTGTACCAACTTGTTTGTATGTTTCATCACAAATTGTAACCTGAACTTCACCAGATTCATCTAATGTTGTAACATAGAATATCTTTTTAAAAGACTTCCAACATACATGCCATACATTTACATTATGTTTATTCTGAAAGCTTACGCCATCATTATCATATAAATGCATTGTAATGCGATTAAAATCATCAACTGGTCCTTTCTATGGCATATCACCAATAGGCGTACCAGATAGAATCTAATTAATCTTATCGAGGTCTTTCTCAGTTAGCTTGTCATTGTATCTATCATAGATTTCAGCTATTGGTAGTCTCATCTTTCTGACACACCAAGAACCATCTTCTATAAACTCCAAGTCTGGACTTCTATCATAGTCAAAATCAATTGGGTTAACTCTTTCTGCGTAAGGTTCTCCGCTTTGAACTCCTACGTAATAAACTTCAGTTCCGCTAATCAACCCGTCTTTCCAGCCTTTAATGAACTCATTCTTAAGTGATAGTTTTTCCTTCAAGTATTCAAGAGTATGATATGCTGTATTCTCTACAACATCCTTATACTCTTTATCCATATATTTAGCAATAGCTTCTGGAGGCATAATCTCACCAGATTGTAATTGCTCTTGGAATTGTTGCTACTCCTCTGGACCCATCTTAGACTGTATAGCTGCCATCATGTATTGCATCAACATCTCTTTCTCTTTTTCTTGCAATTCTGATACAGCTTCCTAAGATGTTCTAATAACTCTAAAATTAAAAGGCCTCTTAGTTTCTTCACCTATAAGCAAATCAATCTTAGGTCTAATAATATTAAAGTCTTGTGGAGTTGCTGGAAAACCATCATCAACTTTAAACGGATTTGTTATACGCTTAAAGTCCTTTTCATCAAAGATACTGTTATATAAATTATAATAGACCTGCATTTCTCCATGTTGAGTATCTCTTCTACCAGACCCAACATTACCTTCGCCTATTATATAATCCACACAGCTTTCCTACCATTGTTTATCTTTCTTCGATAGTGGAAGTTTCTGTTGTGGAAATGAAGCATTATATAAATTATCTTTTATCTCCATTGTTATTATAATGTAAATACAGGTATATCGTCTTGTTTATCGTCACTGTCCCACCACTACTGGCTAAACAATGGCATTTCAAAGAGTTCAACCTATTTGTTTTTTTCTTTACTTTCAGCCACCTTTACCTAATATAATTCTTCTCTATACATCATTACCATACATAAAGCAATGACTCTATCGACGTTCTTTTTACCGTCGTTTTCTATTAGTTCTTCTAATAAAGGTTCGCTGTATATTCTTTCTAAATTAGGACGCCCTGGCTCAAATTCATCCATCAGCCATTCTAGTATAAGACCTTCTCCATACGCTCGTATAGATTTAGTCATATGACATCCTTTTCTTCTTTGTACTTTTGAATCTTTAAATACTTCGGATATAACCTTATCAGGCTAATCTGCTAAAAGATAATCGCAGTGTTTGTTTGTAAAGTATGGATATATACCTTTGCGCTCATTCTCAAATAGTAGTCTTGCGTTATAGAACATCAATAACTTTCTAACGTTTTCATAATACTCTTCAGCTGAGTCTGGTCTACCAGAATATTCTGCCACAATAACATCGTTCCAAGCCTCTCCAGCTTTAACACGTTTGTATATAAACGTTGAACCTAAAGAGTTTGTGAATGATTCATCGTGGTCATACGGGTCACAGTTGTGAGTCATTATATTCCTACACATGAATGTATGAGTATCACACTCAAAGTTGTAAACAGTTCCAGTATATTTACCAACAGTTAGCTGTTTTATTTTACATATTATATGTTTAAACTCATCATCAAAAACTATTTGTTTATTTGAATGGTTTGACAACTACCTATCTATAATTTTATTAGCTTTAACAGCATCTTCTATACAATACTTATCAAATAAACGTTTTAAAAGAATAGAGCCAGATTGTGCTATTCTTGCATGATACGCCTCTCTCTAATTTATAACTCTTCCGCGTATTGTAGACTATCTACAATCTCTTAGTTTTGATATTCCACTTATTATTTTAAGTGCGAATAATAAGTCTTGAATATCTTCCAACAGGTTTAAACTCACACTTACAAATTCAACAGTTGATGTATTATTTCTATTATAGACACATCCGTCAGAAGCAAGATAGCCAGCTATTATATTTAGCTTATATCTATCATTAATCCTTTTAATTCTATCTGGTATTGATTTATTATAACAACTATTACCAAATGTACCATTTAGCCATTGCTATACCTTTTTGGATGTAAAGTTTAACTCTATAGTGCTTCTCCTTATTCTATAATACGGAACTATACCTAATTCGTTTTGTATAAAATTATAACATTTATCAAAATAAAACTTTTGCTTTACATCGAATGAGATAGATACTGAATGCTTCTTACTATCACACCAACCGTCTCCAAGCCATAGTCCAACAAACCACCAAAACAAATCAGAGTTCATTGGAGCATCTTTACATTCTTCATTTGTATTATAATATACATTTGGGAATTTACAATAATACCCAGTTTGAATATCTTTTGCTTTTATAAAATCATATTTTCCATATAATGTTGGCGAACATAATATTGGGTGTTCTCTAGTAAATGTTGTAGTTCTATACGAATTAGCTGTTCTTATAGTATATATGTCTTCGTCTTCTTTATCGTAACGCTGTAGGTTACGTATATCAACAAACTAACCATCTTTATTTATAAGCTTATCATCGAGCGTAACATCTTCTACGTTTACCAATCCTCTTTGTGTACATACCTTTTCTCCAGGTGTTAAACATCCCCCTATGTATAATCCATACGGCGGGTCTTTTACAGGATACTCCCATATTACAATTGACCCATGTGGTTTATCATCTTTCTTTAAATGATATGTTGTTATATCTCCAGATTTCTTTTCTTCAGCTCTAACACCACCATTACCATCCCAAAATAAATCAACGATGTGTTTCATATTTCGTAGCTTCTCATTAGTTCTAATGCGTGTTAATTGGTTCATTAACAACTACCTAGGGAAGATATTTTTACCAAGCTCTAACACAGCTTCTTGTGGCTTTAACGGACGCTCTGATACGAATCTATCTATAGATGTTTGTGAGGCTCCTCCGTCTTTAACCTTGTTACGTTGAGCTATAAGTTCTTCTACAGCTTTCTCTTTAAGACTATTACCGTCTTTATCCATAAACCTCTACTGTCCATTTTCGTCAGTAGATTCCATATTAGACCAAGCTGGTACAAAGAATCCGCATTTTGTATCGCCTTGACCATCATCCCATATATTAGGAAATGATAAACAGTTAAAAGCTTCTGGGTGATAGAATAAATTCTTAAGACCATCAAATGCACCACCTTCGGTACCTCCTGTACCAAACGCTATCATTAAACCGAATGCTACACCGTCGTCTGTTTCTACAGCTGGTTGTTCAACTCGCCATGCTGTTTCTAAGTTTGGGAATTTACCACCTTCTTCAAATAATACTAACTTACCACGAGTACCACGAAGTCTTTCAGGGTCGTTCTTAAGAGTTATTCCAGTTACGCTTGAAAGATAACCCTGCTCTGTTTGTTTACCGAACTCATCAGTTATCTTAAAACCAGACACTCTTTCCATACGAGTGCTAGTTAATCTCTGCTTAGACCATGCTGTATGTTTATCAACAAAGTCCATTATCTGCCATGCTTTAGTAAGAATACCATCTCCAATTAAGAACTTCTGTTCTGAAGCTACAGCGAAGTTCTTTGAACCTGGTATCAACTCATAGTTCCTAACTAACATTGACGCACCTTTAAATGAATATCCTCTTTGACGACACTTTAGGTTAACCATGTGTTTACCAGCACTCTCAGCTTCATCAACAGCATTGAAGTAATAGTAATCATAGTCCCAGAATCTAGGGAAACCAAATATACGCTCACGTCTTGTTCTCTTATCTCCAAATCTATCTGTATACTCAACTTCCTATAACTTCATAATTGGACTGTAATTCAAGTAGAAGTAATTATACCCACTTATAGAATCACCATCTGGTGCTGTATACCCATATAAACATCTGTTAGTTTCTTCGTCCCAATACTTAGCATAATCAGTTGTACCTTTTGGTGCTAATGTGTAACATCCATGTTCTTGAAAGAATATAGCAGCTTGTCTAAATTTATCACTATTGAGTATATTCTTATTAAAGTCAACCATAATTATTTAGCAATTTCATACATGCCTATAACACCACCACCTTTAATCTTTCCAGACTCAAGCTGTTCAGCTTTAGCTTGCTTCATTGCTACATCTAGAGATTTAACAACTCCACTAACATCTTTAAGGATTCGTGTTATCTTTAAGGCTGTATCTATATCCATATTACCTTCTGAATACTAATTCAGAGTTTCAATCAATCCTTCCGCAGCTGATTGTGATGATTGTAGCAATCTGGTGCTAGGAGTCTGTTGAAACTCCTAGAACCTTTTTGCTAATATCTTCATCTCTGCTGTCGGTTTATATTTTTCATCATTGAATACATCTTTACCAATTATAGATGGTCTATCTTTCTCTGGGTACGCTTCATACGGGCTATTCCATTTATAAAGCCATACAATGTATTCAATTTCCTTTAGCGCCTAAGATTTATCCTCCGCACTATTATAATGTTGTTTAAATGGAGGTATAGCTAAATCTTGTGTGCTAAGTTTTATTTTTCCACCTTGTATATCAAACATTATTAAATATCATTAGCTAATATTTCACCTGCATGTATATTATCACATGTAACGCCAGTTATGTATGGGTCTAAGTTACCAACATCTTCTTTAGTTTTAGCTGTCCATACTTCAAGTGCACAGTTTCTTAAAACTAACCAATTTGCAAAGTTAGCATCCGCAGTTTTAAGATTATCAATATTTACATCTATAAATAAATAAGCTTTAGATGCATTTGCGTCATTATTAAATTCTTCTATCTTACTTAATACTGTAGTCCAATCTTGGATTGTTACTCCAATCTAACCAAAGTACACAATACCATATCTGTAACTCTAATCCTACTGAGCCATAAGTCTTAATGTATATGGAGTTGAAGAAATAAATGTAGCATTACCTCTTAAACCGTATCTATTTACAATATCAAGAAGTTTTATAGCATATGGTTTACCATTATATCTTCCATTTGTAGTATCAATTGTATTAGCCTCCCACATCATACCTTGCTTTATTTCAATATATGGATGCAGACCACATTCTTTACATGTTTTACAGAACTCTTCGAGAGTATCAACTTTCTCTCCATTTGGTCCGTGAAATGCAAGTATGTCAGCTAATGTATGGTCTCCATATTTGTAAGTCTTATCGGTAAGTGTTACTGTACCATTTGTATAGCCAACTGGAACATTATCATCATGACTTACTATAAACTTACCATCTTTTGTCATATATGTATCAGTTTCTACATACCTCCAACCTTCTTTTGCAGCAGCTCTAAATGCAGCTAATGAATTAGGTCTCTCCATTTTATGAAAACCTTGATGAGCTATACTACGCATAACCTTATCATCGTTAGTATGGTCTTTCTTAGCATCGGTCTTAGCTGTAGGTTTAAACTCTGGATTAGATGTTCTTAACATCACCCTTCCATAAGATGGTAGTGTATTAGTTTGGACTCCAGGATTATCATTTTCAGTAGCTATTAATATTACATAATAACTATCTTCTGTAACTGTATATTTCTTACCAGCGGTAGCCCAATCTGCCATACCAAATCTATTCTCAGCTTTTTTCCAGCCAATGTACATTCTAAGAGTATTAGGAATTGTAATTACATCGCCTTGTTTTAAATTTGCTGTAAAATAAACACGTTTTACACCTTGGCTTATAGACCACATTGATAACGGCTTAATAGTAACATTACCATTAACAAACTCTGATGTTATATCTATATCCCAAGGACCATTGCTATTCAACTAAACTGCTGTTTCTATATCAGAAATAACTTGTTGTAATGATTTAGATTGAGTAGAAGTAGCGTTAGTGCCGTCGTAATTACCGATGCCGTATACATACATATTATTATCAGTAACAGTCTAACCTTCTCTTTTTATAAGAACTTCTAACGCATTTGAATTTTGCATATTTATGTAAGACCCTATAGAAAATAATGTACAGTATCTAATATTTCCATTTTCTACAAGATTTGAAAAATTACCAAAACCACATGCAAATTCTCCGTCGTTTTTAACACTGTTTAAACTACCAAATAATGATACACAGTTCAAACTTTTACCACTATGTGTAAGATTATCGCTTAAACCAGTTCCAACAGCTATAGAGTTTTCAGAATTACTAGCTATATACCTACCAAAAAGTATTGAATTTTTAGAGTTTTTAGTATATATTGAATACGCGAAAACATTATCACAGTCTTTTAATTTATTAAGATATGGATTATTAAACTATATTACGTTATCATTTAATATTGTATAATCTCCAGTATTTCTAATAGTTTGATAACCACCACCAACTTTAGTATATTTTATAGTACCATCATTATCTCTAACAACTGCAAACTAATCAGTTATCATCAATAATCCTGCTTTTAAAGCTTTAAAAACAAAGCTATTTTTACTAATACGTAAACACAACTTGTTATTATTTGGTACTTTTTCAACATTTAGAACTATACCGTTACTACCTGCGATAGTATCCGCTATTGAATCTGTAAATATTCCAGACCCTAAAAGAACACTATCGTAACCAGTGTATCTATTTAAGAATCCAGACTAAATCCCTCCAAAGCTATTAGTGTAAGAAAATTTATTAATATCATCTTTATAATTTGAAATATTAATACTTGTATAATTAGAACCAGGTTTTGGTTTTATATTAAACACTTCAGACACACTAAATGAATCATAACTTGTACTAATGCGTTTTTTTAAATCTTCATAAAAACTATCATTAGGAGTAGTTCTACCAGTACCAGCTAAAGCTAGTGTAGCATTAGCATCTAATACATGTCCTCTTGGAAAGCCTTTATCTTCATTACCTATTACAACATTGAGATGCTGAGGGCTTCCTATTCCGCCACCAGTAAGTACGGAATTAACTAATTTTGCTTTATTCATAATATTATCCGTTTATTGCATTATCTATCTCAGTTGTAGTTATTGCTACAGTCTTATTAAACATTGGCTTGAAATTAGTTCCATCCCATATATATATCCCACCATTCTTCATATCACAATAAAGTACATCTTGGAATGGAGTGGTTTGACCAGTATTACTTTCTCCGTATAAATATGATGTTGACCATACATCATAATAATTAAAACCAACTTTATATAATAGTTTATTTATACCTTCATCAAACACTACAGAACCATCAGTACTAAATGTAGATAATGATTGTATGCTAGCATTGTTTACAAAACCATTAAATTTTATCATTATTTTATTTTTGATAAAATTCATGGTATCTTCACCAACGCATGGCTCCCATATACTCCATTTATTTAATTGTTCTGCTGGATAATTTCTAACTTTAAATCTTCTAGACCACATCATTGGAGGCGTATGCATTGAAAATGACGACTGTGTGTTGTTTGGCAGTAATGATGTTATTGCTACTTGTGTAATATTAGTTTTACCAACATCGCTAAACTCATACAATACACCACATGGCATTTTCTTATCACTAACATCACAAACAAGCGTATATTGTATTACATAGTTATCACTTGCAAGTTGTCTAAATCTTTCTGATGTTGATGATATTGGATTATCTAAGTCTTTAATGTTTATAGTCTTAAACATCCTATCTGTGTTTTGTTGAAGCATCAACAATGCTTCATTCAGAGATTTTTCAGGAGTTATTTTATTATATTCTCCAGTAGCACTAGACATTGGAGTATAACCTGCTAATGATGTAACTGCATTTGAACCATGGTCTTCTGGAGTAAACTTAGCTGGCTTATTTGTTACATTAGCCCAGTCAACATTTTGAATATTTACTGATGTGCCAGATGTATATGGTTCGTAACCATTCTCATTATTTAATTTAGTATCGTCTTTAACAAAGTACATTTTATTTGTATCTGATACTTTTACAGTATCACCGTTTTGTACTTGTGTAGTTGTTAATGCAAATCTAGCAGTGTCATTTGCAACGACATAACAGCTCTCTAAAGCTGCTTTTGGTATGTTAGCCAATGGGACTGCATCTGTACCCCATTGAATACCAGTTGATGGAACTGTATTTGCAGCTGCGGCTTTACCAACAACAATAGTACCATCTTTTAATTTTCCATTATAATGTTTAAGACCTTCAAGGTCTAAGTATTTCTTCTATTCCATATAGTTATAAAATTAAGATATTTTTGACACATTCATATATATGATTTTACCATAAGTTTGACCACCTTGAACTTGTGTTTCACTCCCATAAACATTAAATAAATATGTAGAGTTTGCTTGAAGTACACCTGGATTACCTTTAGCTGAAATATAATCAGCAAACGAAACGGTAACAGTGTTATTCCCAGTTATTACAATAAACTCAAACTTCTTCATAGCGTCGTTATCTATTACAATACTATGTTTTGGATTAACCCACCAAGTTTGACCAGATGTATATGAAAACTACGAATTGTCAAGTATTACAAGTTCATTATTTGTAATGTTGTCAATATAATTTCTATTTTTAATAATTCTTTGCTTTGGCGATAAGTGCTTTTTGATAGCTTTAACAAAGTATTTAAAACCATCAAAATCTAATATTTTCTAAACCATAATTATACATTATCTTATTTCGTTATCAATTTCAACTTCTGTTATTCGAGATATATATAATTTTATTTCTGATTCGATTAAACTAACCGCATCGTCTTCAGTTAAAAGCTATTTCCAATTCTATACAGATGTATTTTTACCAGCGTGTAAATTCTAATATACAACTCTTAATCCTGTAGCAGAGTCTATAAATGTAATAAAATTAAAATTATCACGCTTGTCATCTTGGTATAATATCTCTATAGCTTGTGTTAAATCAAATCTTTCCCCTCTTGGAGAACAATCATAAACATCATTAGAAGTTTGATATTCTGGTTTATTATTAAGCAACATTCTTTTGACAGAATTAGCATCAAGTATATCACCTTCTTCAAAGTGTTGGTTTATGTTATCATAATTCGCAAGCATTATAACCTTTGGTGTTTTTGGAAGAAATACATTTTCAACTAACCTGGAACCAAAAAGTTTAGATTTTTTCATGTGCTATAATTTTATATAATTATACAAACATAGGAAATGTGTAGCATCATAAATACTACACATACCCAGGTTTATTACTAAACAGTTAAAGGGAATTACAACTTTATTGTAATCCCCTTAACATGGAAGCATTGCTCTTCTATAATTATAACGCCGCTTCCCGTAGCGTTGTCACGCGTTACTCGGCTACCTCAGACTCCTCAGTTGAGTCCGCCGCTACCGTCGTATCTTCATTGGTTTTAGTATCAACGTCTTGTACACTAACTTCTGAAGCATCAGGTGCGCTCAATTTCGTATCGCTGGAACCATAACCACCTTCTCCACGTTCTGTTTCACTAAGTTCAGAAACCTCTGTAATATCTACATCAATCAAAGGCATAATAATAAGCTGTGCAAATCTTTCACCAATCATATACATAGCTGGTCTTGCATCAGTTGTAACATGCATCTTTGCTGTAATCTCACCTCTATAACCAGAGTCAATAACACCTACAGCATTAGTCATAAACATAGATTTCTTAGCAATTGAAGAACGAGGGAATATCAAACCAACATAGCCTTCTGGTATTTCTACAGCTAGACCGCAATGGTATACAACTACAGTTTGACCACATTCATTTTGTTCAAGTGTTATATCTGTAGCTGTTAAATCAAGTCCTGCGTCACCTTTATGTGCGCGTATAGGCATTATAGCCTTATTATTCAATCTTTTAATTTTCAGTTCCATTCGTATTATTTTAATTTATATTTGTTTTGTTACCCCACTAGGATTCGAACCCAGACCAAGAGGGCTTGTTAAACCGACTGTTGCATCCAACCCAAAGGTCAGTCTTCTCGTTCAGTCTGTCACGCTGCATTTAGCTTGCGCCTCGTCAACATTGTTTTCCGAGATATTTAGAGAAGATTCTAATTGTGGATTATTTATTATCCCACAACCATCCAATATAACCCAATAACTATTTAGCCAAAAGTTATCTTTGTTTCGCATTATAGTACGTGTACATGTTTTTATACGTTTTGTAGTAACCTCGTCGTTCGCAATTAAATCTTTTGCAGTTTCTACCAAGCTGCCATATCGTTTTATTTCATTATGATTGGCATCATAACGTATAACATACTTTTGATTTGAGTGTTTTTGACCAGACTCATTTACTATTTGCGTAACAACACATCTACGTATTCCTAATAAAGCAGATGTTCTTTTAACGCTTTTACAAGTATCGTAAGTAGATTCTACAAGTGTTCGTAAATCATCTGTAATTGTATATTTTGATTCATTGCGTTGTTGGTTTCTACTTCCGTATGTAGTGGTTTGACTATGACAATTTGGACAAAGAAATCTTAGGTTTTCTAATCTATTATCGTTATTTATACCATTAATATGGTCTAACTCTAAGCTAAGTGTTTTATTATTCCACTCAACAATTCCGCATATTGCGCACCTATATGGAATTAAATTATTATTCAATATGTATCTACGTAATACAGTTCTTTGATGCTTTGAGTTTTCTTTTAATAGTTTTTTGGGGTCTATTTTATAGACGCTTGCTTTTTCTTTAAAAATAGATTTCCCTTTAAAGTCTGACGGCGATAAATGTAATTCATCCATTCGTCTACGTACTTGTGAAAAACCCCAAGAATTTCCTGTTATACTATATCCCAATTTAAATAAAACTTCTGAGATATTGCAGCTTTCTTTTATTAAAGAAATAAACTGTTCGTCCGTTTCTTTATATATTTTATTTGTCATATCAATTATTAGTTATTGAATCTCTAAGAATCTCTTGTGCTACCATTACACCATAGGGCAATGTTATACTCTAGTGAGTTAAAACTACACCACGTTATTTATATAACGCGCATTATCGTACGTGTCTTGCATATTGATGCTGACTGCGCCCATACACTGTAGAGTATAAATGTGCAGGTTTTATAGATGCTACACCATCTTTATTATATTTTATACTAATATACATTGATTGTATAAATTAACTTTTATGTATTTAAAATTATGAAAATCTGTTGTTGCGGCGGGTGGAATCGAACCACCGTCCTTTAGGTTATGAGCCTAATAATCTACCTCTGATATACGCCGCGATATTCCTCTTTGATAGAGGTTAAATAAAATGATTAAAATTTTATATATTCTCTGTTTACAGTGCAGAGGAACTGTTGTTTAAATTACTTATTTTTACGAGTTATATTATTCCACATTCTCTTAAAGAAAGAATCTTTCTTAACAGTCTCGTTTGTTGTTTCAGTTTTAGGTTCACTTCCTTTATTATAGGTTGTATCACTAAAACTAAGGGCGTCGTTTATGAGCTCTTCATTAGATTTATGAGCTATGATTAATTTATATTGTCTAAACATCCACTTGTCTACAGGATTGCCATTTTTAACATTTCCTTCAACTGTTGCTACAATATAATCATCAAATGTTTCAATATTAGACAAATCTATATTGTTCTTAATGTAATCTTTTTGTGTATACTTTTTCATTTTGCTTTGTATTTTAACGTCTTATCTTCTTTATATCTTCGCTTAAGCTTAAACTTAAATAATCCGTTGAAAAGAATATCTCTTGTATCAGTATCAGACTTCATTATTTTCATAGTCTTTATATATACGTGCTAACAAACCTTCTTTACTACATCAACATCATATCCTGTCTTCTAAGCTATTTCTTTTGATATTGTATCTATGTTTATCATTTGCAAATAGCAACAATATCGTAGTAATAAATCAACTTACTATCTTTAAGTAAATCAAAGTATATGCCTCTTCCTTCTCTAATCAAAACAACATCACCAACATTTACATCGTATGGACGGTCTTTCATATTGTTGTATGAAACAGGTAGTTTAATTACTACAGCTTTACGAAAATCAGACTCAACTTCTTTAACCTCAGTTTCAACTTTTTCATAATCAACAGCCTCAACTCCGTTTTTATCTTTTGAAGCTTTAGCAGTGTCTGAAACTGGTTTACTAAATTCTTTCTTAACTTTTGTGACGTCCAACAACTTTACCAAGAATGTATCTGTAAAATCATACTGTATCTTTTCTGCTACACTTTCAGCAAGCTGTGACTGGTCTATAATTTTGTTATCTTCCATTACTTCTTTAGATTTTTAAGATGTTCTAAAACTTTAATTAAGTTGTTTAATACTGTATTCTTTTCAACTTTAAGACATGTTGGTTTATCAGCAAATTCAACATCTAAAGATTTAAGTTCCGAATTGTATATAGAGAGTAGATTATCTATTTCTGTAAATACATTCTTAAACTCTGAAGTTTGTTGCTTTTCAACAACTTCTTCTAAGTATCCTTGATTGATAAGTTCTTTAGCGTAATTTGAATCAATCTTAAATGAAGCATTAAACGTAAACTTTGAATCTTTATCAGATGAACCTTCAGATACTCTATATTCATAAAAGTTCTTATCATCTGATAGTGTTAAAACATCACCAACTTCAAGATTATAAAATTGGTCAACAACTTTCAATTTATTCATCATGCTTTTTATTTTTTTTGAATTTGTCCCCGTAACGTATACGTACACAATATCGGTTGCAAAACTGTAAAAATATTCATTATTTGCAACTTTTGGAATTATAAAATCGTTAGGGGGATTATAGGGGGTTAATAATATAATTAAACTGTATAGTTTTGTATGTATATATAATCTCTATAATATAAATATAATATATAATATACACTATGAATAATATAGACATATATCCAACTATGTATGGTTTAGATTTAGCTGTATGTAATAGTAAGTGTAGTAATAATGATATAAAGAAATTATTTGTAAAGCTATCTAAAGAAGAGTTAACTGATAATGATTTAAATGGTGATTGTAGAGGATATACTATTAATCTACTATCTCGTAAAGATTATACACCTACAGCTCTTGTTAGAATATTAAATATAGAAGGTAAGACTAAGAAAGAAAGAGATATAGACTTACTTAATACTATAACCCATGAAGCTACACATGTATTACTAGATACATACAGTAAGATGAATGAAAATATATCTTTAGATTATCAAGAACCAGCAGCTTACTATATGGGTTGGATTGTAGGTAATATCTATAAAACATACTTTAAAAATAAATCATAATGAATAACGCAGAGATAAGTGCAATATTATACTACGCAGATTATCTATCACTTAAGGCTACAAGTAAACCAGTAACTGATAATTGTAAGTATTACTTTATACACGACGCTCCGTTAAATGCATCGTTTATAGTAGACTTAAGTCCATTCTATTCTACGGATAATGTATTCTATAAACAATCTGTAGAAGAATATAATTAGCTAAAGAATAAGTTTGGAGAATCTGGAGTTATGTCTTTTATTGAAAATATATCAGAATTAAAGTTTTGCGGAACTGTTAATGCTAAACAAATGCTAAAGTGTATACATAGATACAGTACAAGTATAGATAGAAAGAACGCGTTTTCAAGATATTATAAATGGCATGACAAACAAAAATACATCCAGTTCGTCTTAGACGAAGACGGAATAGAAAAAGAACAAGAATGCTCAAGGTACGTTGCTCACTTTGAAAGAAGCCGCGGTAAACGAATCATTTATAAAAGCCCTGAAGCTAATTCGTAAAGAACAATTAAATAGACTAAGAAATAAATACTACTCAAATGACTGATAACGTAGAATTATTTAAGAGTATTGTTGAAGAAATGCTTGAGACTTACAAAAAGAAGAATCACGACTATGGCAGTAGTTTTGAAACTCTATGTGACAAGTTTGGTTTATTAGCAGCTGCTATACCACTCAACAATAAAGTTGAACGTATAAACAGTTTGATAACAAAGAAAGAGAACAAAGTTAATGAATCTATAGAGGATTCTTTAAAAGACCTAGCCAATTATGCAATAATGACTTTAATTTATATTAATAAAAATGGGGAAAGTAGGTAAGTACGGTAATCTTTATGATAGAAACGGAGTACTGTTGAAAAGATGTAACAGTAAAGGTGTTTTAGAAAAATATACACTAAAAGAAGTTCAAGATTTGGTTGATAAACTTGGTACAGAGAAAGATGAAAACGGTAATATAAAAGACCCAGTTGGATTCAACAATGCGTCATATGTACTAATGCAAATGTATAATAATCCTAAGTATAATAAAGAAAAAGAAAACTTTATAAGAGATTTAAATGACAGATTACGTGTGGACAAAGAAGGAGTTAGAAGAGCTCTTACGGACGGGGTTGAAGGAATGGAACAACCAAAAACCTCAGAAACCAATACTGATATTAAACCAGAAGACATACAAATATCTAGAGAGTCTGGGAATAATAAAGAACGGGAAGCTTGTGACGAGTCCATTAAACCCAACCTCGACGAACAAGAAGTTATCCAATCTAAGTCGTACGACGTGAACGACAATAAAGAGGAGTACGTTGAATACAAGGAGAATTAACTATGCAGAAGAAAGAAGTATAGAACTATTATCTAAAGTTTACTGATGCCGTAGAGGTAATATATGCCGCATACAAGGAGCCTGAAAAAGATTGGGTTCCTTGTACAACAGAAGAAGCTCAGGAAATAATTAAGCTAAGAGGCGAGCAATACATGATATATAAACAAGCAAAAGAGCGTTATGAGATTAATAAAAAACAAAGTAGAAAAACTAGAGCAAAAGCATGATTTGTTAGGCGTTTACGAGCAAATAGAGATAGCCGGACGTACAGCATATAAGTCATTGGATAAAATAGAGTATGATGAAAATGGTAGGTCTAAAACAGCTAAAGAATTTGTAGATAAGATGATTAAACTAGGTCATGGCTCCCCACTAGAACACGGTACAGTATATCTTAATGTTCCTATTAATATAGATGTAGCTGGTAATTATATAGATAACCAATATACGAGATGCAAATTAGTTACAGAATCTGATAAAAGTAACAACTGGTGGGCTATAACTACAAACTATAGAGTTTTAGTTGAAAACAACCTACTTAATGACTTGAAATATATCTGCCAACCCACTGAGTATCACGAACTTAGAACTACATTTAGACTTACATGTGCTAGGGTTCAAGCTGATTCTTTTGTAAGACATAGAGTATTTTCATTCCTTATGGAATCTACAAGATATTGTAACTATAATGATGGTAAATTTGGTAATGAAATAACAGTCGTAGAGCCTATAAATTGGGATAATTTTGATGCTAATAATTATGTATTTGTAAGAGCTTGGAGCAATGCCGAAAAGGACTATATGGAGCTTATTAAAGACGGTATAAAACCCGAAGATGCTAGAGATGTTCTTCCATTACAGCTTAAGACAGAGCTAATCATGACAGGAACTACAGAGCAGTGGAATAACTTCTTTAAACTAAGAATATCAGAACACGCCCACCCAGATGCAAAATACATAGCAGAAAAGATAAAAGAACAACTATGAAAAAGTTATTTAAAACAATAAAGCATTTATTTGTTAAAGATAAGTTTTCTTGTTACGTACACTGTACTAACAAAGAGTATATGGTAGAAAATGTAATAATTAATCAAGTTAGAATTGCTAACAGTTGTTGTAGAGACCATGTGTTCTCTATAACTCCAACAAGTCAATTCATCACAATAAAGTGTCAAACATACAATGATGCTTACAGTAGTATGATGATAAATTCAGTACATTGTATGATATTTTCAAAGGAAGAATTAATTGATTACATTGACAAGATATTAAAAGTTTTAATCAACGAAACAAATAGTAGTCTTAATTGTTATAAAGCAGATAAACATGAAAAGAATAATTAAATCTATAATGCGTCCGTTTCATTGGATTGTAGAGAGTGATAGGCTAAAGCATATAAAATATGGCTTCTATGCTGGCTTGTGCGGAACAGTATTTGCTGCAATAGGAGCTGGATTAGCTGCGGAATATAAAGATAAACAATACAGTAATATATTTGACTGGTTAGATGTAACAGCCACTGTAATAGGTGGTATACTTGGACAAATTATACAGGCATTATTAATTTTTGGAATATATAAAACGATTTAAAGATATGAACGTAATTAACATAATAGGGGCAGCTAACAAGCTAAATGACAAGCAAATAGAGCTATTGAAAGAAATCTTTGTAAAAGGTAAATATAGCACATATAAACTATTAGGTAGATTCATGACACTTGTAGCAGCAGGAGTATTGTATAAGTGTTCAATAGAGTCGTATAATACAGATACATTGAACTCTATAGCATACGCTATTTTAGGTACACACTTAGTATTTAAGAATTATATAATAGCATTACTAACAGCTACAAGTTTCTGCATTAGTAATAGGAAAAACATAAAGCAGTGTACTAAAGAAATTAATGAGATAAAAGATACGTTAAAGAAGTAATTTGTATGGATATATTTTTAGTATCGTATGAGTTCCTAGGTAATGACTACTACACTGATTTAATCCCAATTGCAGCTTACAAAACATATGATAGCGCATTTAAATGTATGAATGAGTATGCTAACGATGTAAAGCAGGGTACATTTTATGACCTTGAAGATATAAGAGGTTACGACATTACAAGTAGGGATAACTACACTGTAACTCTATACTCAGAAGAGAGGAATAATACGATGAGATTCATAATACAAAAATTACAGTTAAAAGACTAAATGAGTGATAAAAATTACTATATATCTAAATTAAAAAAGTAGCTTTAGGTAATACATGAGTACTTAAACAAATACCACAAGGAAAATGGACTATATACAGAGCTATGTGTAGATGAAGATTGGTTGTATATACAGTGTAGCTGTAGAGGATAGTTTTACAAAGTCGCATTATGCCCAATACAGACAGCTATGCGAATGAGTGATAAAGCCCTAATGGGAGAATTAGATGATAAAACAGGCATAATAGCCGATATATACAAGTTATTAATAACCCGAGGTGATTAAGTTCATTTCGGGTATTTTTATGCCTATAAGGGGGGGAACCCTTTTCTTTCTTTATATATTTCTTTTTAGGAGGGGGGGGTGTAGATAGTATATATAGTTTATATATATATACTAAGTTATATAGTCTATATATCTATATTACTCGGTTCTAATCTCTTTTATTCTTGCTACTTCTTTTTTCTCTATTGGACAGCATGTATTGGCTCGCAACAATCATGGCGAGCCCTCTGATTGGCAGGAAGTTTAATCGTACAACTGTACAGGCTGTATATTGGCCTAACACTATACAAATATCTACAATATGCCGTATAACGCATTTTAAGCCATTCTAACGCGTTATAATCCATCTTATGGATAACTTACCCACAGGATTAATTATAGGCCGTTAGAACGCAATTAAATAGGGTTTTACAGGATAGATGATAAGATAAGCTGTATTTATGACTAGATATACGTAATATTCAATATAAGCCTCTCTAAGCCCTTATAATCACACTAGGTATATAAACACCCACAAAGATAGAGAAGTCCTCTTAAAACGCAAGGAAATAGGCTTAAATCGAATGTTATGTATATGGGTTGAATAAAAATTTTTATTTTTTATTTTTCTGTGTGAGTTGTGTATATATAAATGCGGAAGAAAAATTTTTATTTTACAAATTGTGTTATGCATGTAAAAATACGGAAATTTTATTTTTTATTTTACATATACAGAAACTCGAAACAGCAATAAATCAGACCCCTATATCATCTATTGGTAGGAAAGACCCCCTACCAGTTTGTATGCACGTTGCGTATAAATGTAAATGGGTATTATGTATTATGAATGTAAGTATTAAAAAATCAAAAGGATTCTCTAAGAAAAAGCCGTTTATTGTTGTTCGTATGCAACGAAACAATAACCCACTTTTGGGGGCAATGTTTGGGTATAACAACTCATACGTTGCCGTTTTCGATTTATCGTTAATAATTCCACAAAAAGAGTGGGACGATGAGGAAGCCGATTTAGATAACTTTTTTAAAAAGTTTAAAAATTTGGTGGAAGAAAATTTAGATAATTTCAAATTCTATGATTTTTCTATTAAAGAACTAACGGACGGGCTTTGTGATTCTGTGCTAATTGTAAGCACAAAGCAAACAATGTCTACACGCAGAGTTTTATCTCTAACAGATAAAGAAAGTAGCTTTGCAGTTGCAAAACAGTCTGTTATATCGGCAATTGCTAAAAAGCGGTATAAACCGCTTGATGAAAAAGAATTAGAAAAGTTGCAAAACGTAAAAGCGAATAATGACGACGAAGGCGACGAAGATTAATGGGGTATGGTGTACTATTTGAGTAGTACACCA